ATGCCCCTCACCGACGTCAAGATCAGGCAGGCCAAGCCGGGCGCTGCCGCGCTCAAGCTCACCGATAGTGGTGGCCTCTATCTAGAGGTGCGCCCGAACGGCTCAAAGCTTTGGCGATACCGCTATCGCATTGCTGGAAAGGAAAACGTATTCGCCTTGGGAGCATACCCGCAGGTGACGCTGGCAGATGCGCGCGCGGAGCGGGACGTTGCGCGCGAGCACGTGAAGGCTGGTCGGCATCCGTCTCATGTTCGGCAAACTGAAAAGGCGCAGCAGCTTGCAGAAAATCGGAATACCTTTAAGGCAGTAGCGGAAGAGTGGATCGATGAGCGTCTGTCTGCCCGCACCGATACCTATCGACGCCAAGTGCGGCGGGTGTTCGAGGCGGAGGTATACCCGCGCATCGGGCGATTGCCGATGCGGGAGATCACAGCAGCGCATGTGCTGGATATTTTGACCCGGATGAGCAAGCGCGGTGCGACAGCGTACGCGCTGCACGTGCGGCAGTGGATTTCGGCGGTGTTCCGTTTTGGCGTAGCGACGCTCCGCGCTGATGCCGACCCGGCGAGCGCATTGAAGGGTGCGATTCAGCGCAGGCCGATCAACCATTCAAAGCCGATGATGGAGGGCGATCTCGCAAAGTTTTATCGCGCGCTAGCCGGCTACAAGGGACATCGAGTCACCGTGATCGCGCTGCAGCTGCTGCCGATGTTGTTTATCCGCACGATAGAGCTGCGTTGCGCCAGGTGGTCCGAGTTTGATCTGGATGCGGCGCTGTGGGAAATTCCGGCAGAGCGCATGAAGATGCGGCGCAAGCACCTGGTGCCACTACCTCGCCAAGCGTTGGAGCTGCTACAGGAGCTGAGGCGCATTACCGCCGGCGAGCTGCTTTTCCCAGGGCTGCGCCATCCGGACAAGCCGATCAGCGTGACGACGCTCAATCGTGCGCTTGAGTATCTGGGCATGGAAGGTTGGCATTGCCATGATTTCCGGGCAACGGCTTCGACGCATCTTTATGAATCTGGTCGGTGGCGGGGTGAAGTGATCGAGCTGCAGCTCGCGCATGTGGAGCGGAGCAGTACGCGGGCGGCGTACAATCATGCGCAATACCTGGCCGAGCGGCGCGAACTGATGCAGAGCTGGGCGAATTTTCTAGATACCGCAGGGAGGCATGATGTCGTTTTGGAGGGCTGACGCTGGACCGTGGGGTAAGCGGCTTGTGCTTAACCCGAGATTCATTGGCAATCGAGCAGTTCGCGTATTGGATCGTGAAGTGATCTTTTCGCCGCCGGTGCTGTCTTTCTTCGGTGATCACTATCAGGAATTTTTTTCGTTCATTCGTCATATAGAAGATGCTGCCGCTAACGGTAATGTATTGATCGATATTACTTCAGTGCGAGAAGTAAAGGCGGCAGCACTGTTAGTTTTGTACTCGACAGTCGAGATTGCGCAAGTAAAGTCTAAGCAGAGGAAACGGATTCAATTCACGTTTGCGACTTATCAAGGGGTAGTGCAGTCGTTTTCGAAGTTCGGGCTGTGGGCCCTTACGGATCAGCTTCGTACTATGCCTGCATCGTCTGATGTGAATAGCTTAGATATATGCACCGCCTCTCGAGAGGCTACGACTGCCGGTGATGATAGCGAGTTAAGGCGCGTGCTTGAATACGCGCAAAATAAAGTGCTCCAAGGAAGTGATAATGAAGAAGCTGATCTGCTTGCATATAATGCGATAACAGAGTCGGTCAGTAACGTTTGGCAGCATGCTTATGATGACGATTTTTTTGATGGGGGGGTTGAGCCTGAACTTGCCCATTGGTGGATTATCGTGGAGTGTATAGATGATCAGTTCTATATTGCTGTTTACGATAAGGGTGCCGGTATCCCTTTCACTCTACAAAAGAAGTCGTGGTATCACGTTGCGTTTGTCAATGAACAAGGGAAAATCGAATTTGAAATTCCCGTCGATGCACAGCGGATAAAGATGGCGGTTGAGTACGGCCGGTCTCGATTTAAGGTGGATAACAGAGGAAAGGGGCTATCCGAAGCGAAGGATTTTGTCCAGTCCAACCCCGACGGAACTTTAATAATTTACAGCGGGTTTGGGAACTACACTTACCATTCTGAAGACGGTAAGGAAGAGCTTCGGAAGTTGCCGTCTACCTTTGGGGGGACTCTTATTCAATGGAATCTCAGGTTAAATAAAAAATGACTAAGCCGTTTACGATACAGGTGGCGGATTTCTCAGATATTCCACATGGTAGGAATGACCTCGATGGTCCTGCTAATGGTCTCAGATTTCGCAAGGACCGATTGCTGCCGGCTCTGGCAGAGCATGAGTATATTTTAGTTGACTTCGAGGGGGTGAAAGGCTGTGGCTCTTCGTTCGCTGACGAGTCCTTTGCAGGGCTAGTGCTTTATGAAGGGTTCTCGAAAGAAGAAGTGCTCAGACGAATCACCTATAAATACCGCTACCAGAGTGTTATTAAGAATATTTACAAATATATTGAAGAGGCTGAGGAAAAGCTTCGAAAGGACTCGAGCCAGGAGTAGCAGATGGATTTTCTTGCTGACTTAGCGAAGGCGGGCGTGTTCACCGCATTGTTTGCGATTCTTGGCTGGGGGTTTGTATACGCCAATTCGCGAGCACTGGCGCGTCAAGGTGAAGTTAACTCCATTACTGCTTTCGTAGAGAAGATGTTGCAGGAGATTGCTGACGAAACAAATAAGTTTTGGAAAGCTTCCGCTAGTGGCGAACCAGACCCTAGTTCGTCGAAATTATATAACGCGTTTATCGTTTTCCGATGTAACTTTATAGAAGACAAAGTCCGGCTTATGAACGAGCGGTCTCGTTCGGCGTGGCACGGTAAAGTTAAACATGAGGTTTTTGAGGATGATGTCGTTGACATCATTGCGAAAATTAGGGACGCGGCGACGTTAGACTCCGAAGATGCTGCCGGTGTGGCCGACAAGTATGCGAGGGTCATTGAGGTCAACTACCTAAGTCAAAGTCTATATTCGACGATCCATGACTTTCTGAGGGTTCGTTATATGGATGGTAATCACGAGCGTTATCACGATCCATTAGGCTGATATTAGGCCGCCCTCCGGGCGGCCTTTTGCATTTCTACCCAACCCTGAATCTCTACCTGCGACCAGCGCGAGTACCGGCCGAGCTTGATGGGCGCAGGGAATGCGTCGGCGGCGATTAGTTCGTAGATTGCCGATTTGCCAAGGCCCACCTGGCGGCAGACCTCGGGCAGCTTGATCAGGATGTCTATTGGCTGGTCGTTCATCGCCGCGCCCTCCGCTTACTTCTGCCGCCCCGGGCGGTGGCTCGCCAGCTGACGAAGCTGGCGATGTTGCCGGCCTCGTCGCCGATGGCGCCTATGATGTGGTCCATGATCGCGCGCAGCTCCTCGAAGGTAGCGCGCTGGATGGTCTTGGTGCTCTCGACCAGGGTACGGCCGTCGGGTGTCTTGATCAGGTATTCGACGGCCCAGCGCATTGGCTTGCGCGGCGCGGTGCCGCTGACCTGGGCGCGGTCGTTGGGCATGGCGGTGGTGTAGAAGATGGTGCAGGTCATGCGGCGTCCTCCCCGAGCTGTTGGGCGGTGAGGTTTGCCTTCACCAGCGCGGCGGCTACTGGTGGGCAGACGCTGTTGCCGCACATGCGGACCTGGGCGGCTTTGCTGAGCTTCTTGCCGCCGGCGGTGCGGTCGTGGATATAGTCGGCCGGGAAGCCTTGGGCTGCGAACAGTTCGTGCGGCTCGAGCATGCGCATGCCGATGTCGACGATCTGGTAGGGCTCGCCCTTGATCATGACCAGTGCGTGGCGGTCCTTGGTGGTGACGGTGTGCAGCGGGTCCTGTAACGGCTGCCCTTCGCCGTGCCCGTAATACTTCAGCAGGAACGCGCGAACCTCTCCCATATGGCCACCTGTGGTGAGCGTGTGAATGGGCTCGCGCACGTCCTGCCCGATACAGTTGTTGCGCAGCTTCACCAAGTGGCTGGTGACCAGTGCGTTGTGGTCGACGGTGGTTGCGGTTGGCAGCGGGCTTTCCATGCTGCTGCCCGGGCCGGTGTAGTTGCCGCCGTAGTGTTTGGCAAGGAATGCGGCCACCAAGCCGATCGGCGCTGCGCCACCTGGCTTCTTGATGAAGCTGTTGGCCGTCACGGTTGCCAGCGGAGACTTGACCGATGAGCCGCGATCATTCGACCGAAACTTGGTAATTACCGGGGCTACCAGCGCGAAGTGCCCACCTTTTACCTGGGCGCAGATGGTGCGCAGCGGTGCGTCGGCCGGCATGTTGCGCTGGGTGCTGCCGTTGGCATGTTCGGTGATGAAAGGCGCCAGGGTCGGCACCACAAGACCGGTCCCAAGTTTGCTGGTGATGGTTTGCAGCGGTTCATCCAGGGGCTGGCCCCGGAAGTAGTCGTATCCGTGGTTGACCTTCACCAGGAATGGATCGGACGAATCCAGCAAGTAGCGCTGAATACCCCGGGCGATTCTGCGCAGGGTGTTCTCGGCCAGTGGCTTCTTGCGCTCGAAGATCGAGGGGCAGGGTAGGGACCAGTCGATGATTTCCGATGCGGTGCGCCAGGGCTTGAGGCGCTTGGCCTTGACGGCCTCGCTCGCCGGGTCGCCGTGGGTGGGCTCCGGCCAGACGATGGGCTGGCCGTCGCGCCGGGCGATCAGGAACAGGCGCTTGCGGATGGTGGGCGCGCCGTAGTCGCAGGCGCGCAGCTCGCGCCAGTCCACCTGGTAGCCGAGGCGCTTCAGGGCGTTGGTGAAGCTGGCGAAGGTGCGGCCCTTGTTCTTCGGGCATGGGCGTCCGTCAGTAGCCAGCGGGCCCCATGTCACGAACTCTTCGACGTTTTCCAGCATGATGACCTTGGGCTTGACCGTGGCGGCGTAGCGGATGGCGACCCAGGCGAGCCCGCGGATCTCCTTCTTCACCGGCGCGCCGCCCTTGGCCTTGCTGAAGTGCTTGCAGTCGGGGCTGAACCAAGCGAGGTCAACGGGCTTGCCGTCTGCGATCACGCGCGGGTCTACCTCCCATACCGATTCACAGAAGTGCCGGGTGTGCGGGTGGTTGATGTCGTGCATGGCCACGGCCTCGGGGTCGTGGTTGACGGCGATGTCGACCGGCCTGCCAAGGCCGATTTCGATGCCGGTGGAAGCGCCACCGCCGCCGGCGAAGTTGTCGATGATCAGGCCGTGGAAGTTCATGCCGGCTTGGGGGTGGATGCGGTAGAGGTTATTCATGTGTGCTGTGTCCTTGCTACTGCCGCTGGTGAGGCGGCAGGTGTTGTTCAGGCGCTTTGGTTGGGCGCCTCCCAGAGGTGTCTGTATTTGGCCTGTCGCCTTACGGAGCAGGCGGTGTGGTTGCCCTTGGAGCGATGGCGGTTGCAGATGTCGCACATTCCTGTCATCGCGCTCATGCGCAAGATGCCGGGGACTTTGCGGCGGGTGGGCGGGCGGCGAAGTCGGGGCTGGCTCATGCTGTACCTTGCTGGACACAGTGGCGAGGGGCCTGCATGCTCAAAGCAGGGACGAGCGAAAGGAGGTGGACAGAATGTGGTACGAGCGCTTCCGGCTGTGGGCCAAAGAGCATCTGACAATCACTGTTCCGGGAGTAGTGCTCGTATTTACGGCCGTTTACGTGTTGATGCTCGCTGTTCAGGCCGGAACTGCTGGCGCGGCTTGGGTGCAGGCGTTCGGTTCGATCGGTGCAATCTTGGCGGCAACGTTCATCGCCAGTGAGGGGCGCAGGGTCGAACGTGCCCGAGAGCGAAAGAAAGAGGCCGTTATCTGCTTGGCGCTGTTGTACAAGGTTGAGGAAGCCAAGGCTCTTTTGATCTGGCAAAGCCGTACCCTCGCCCGAGCCTTTGACGAAATTCCAGAAATTAGCGCTGCCGATAGAGCAAAGGCTATTCAGATTCTCGAAGAGCAAATTCGGAAACTTCGCGCCGTTAGTCTCGAATCGCTTCCTGATCCTCGCTTGGTGAACGCCCTCTCTGAGATCATCGACGAGTTTTTGGATGCCTCCCTCCTCGCGGATGCTCCAGACCTGGACGACTATATTTGCATGCGGCACAACAGGGACGAGGGGCCGTTCAGTGAGAATATCTACGCCGTTGAGGAGCGCATTCTCCTGATAAGGCGATTCGCTGGGGTTGCGTAAGCCAGTTAGAACGCTCAAAGCCTTATCCTCACATGCACAGCGGCGCTTCGCCGCCGGCGTGGTGTTCATCGACGCGTTCCCAGGTGCTGAGGGCGCGGGTGCGGTGGGTGGTTTGCAGCAGGTCCAGCAGCTTGCTGTGGTACTGGATGCAGGCGTGGGTGCTGGTCCATTCGGGCAGCCGATACGGCACTGGCGTGACGCCTTCCAGGCACGGCCAGCGTTCGCCGTGCTCGGGCATGAGGTCGCGGCGTTCGGTGGCGAGGGCGACCATGTCCGCTTCGTGGATGCAGGCGGGTAGCTCTGGCTCGAGGTTGAAGCGCTCGCAGATGGCCAGCCAGATGCCGTTTTCGATTGCGCTGTAGTCCGGCAACAGGGCTTTGAGCGGTCGCACCATGTCGCCGACGTAGGCCTCGGTGGCGTCGTGCAGCAGGGCGGCGAGTTGGTGTTCGGCCGGTACGATGCTGGCAACCAGCAGGCTGTGCTGCGCTACCGAGTAGTGGCGGCTGGTGTGGCCGTTGAAGCGGCAGATGTTGGCCAGCGCATGGGCAATGTCGAGTGTGCTGACCTGGTCGGCCTTGGGCATGAGCAGGTCGAAGCGGCGGCCGGTGCGGGTGAGGATCCAGGTCATGCTTTGCGCTCCTGTGCGGCGACTGGGGCATAGAGCGGATCGGCGCCGATGAATACCTCCTCGGGTGCCTTCGGCCATTCTTCGCGGATGGCCTCGAAGTCGCCTTCGTTCCAGCAGCGCAGAAATTCCATCGGGCATTCGGTTTGGTAGTCGAGCGTGAAGGCGATTGCGGCCACGGCGGCATCGCAAGACTGCTCTTCCTCAGCCTGCTGCGCTGAGCCGTGAAGCTGCATGGCTCTAACGAGCTGCTTCGCCTCGTGTTTCGCATCATCCAATGCATGATGCTTGATGCCCTCGAAGGGCAGATTCTTTGCCTCGGGGTAGAGGGCAAGCAGGGTGCGCAGGTCGCGGTCGTTCCAGAATTGCCAGGGGCGGTCAAGATCGACGGCTGCATATGCGTTGCTGAGAATGACGTTGTCGAAGGTGGCGCCGTTGCCCCATACGAGGATTTCTTCGAGAGGGGCATAGCCACCGAGGAAGACGATCAGTTCCCCCAGGGCAGTCCACAGCGACTGGGCTGGGAGGACGCCGTTGACCTCGATGCGCGCTTCGTCTGCCTGTTTGAGCCACCATTGAATGGTGCTGGCATCCACTTCGGAGCCGTGGCTCATGGCGCTGGCAAGGTCTACGCGGACGTAGAACTCTCGCGCGAGTGCGCCGTCGATAATTTCCACGCAACCGATGGCGGCGATGGCGGCGCGTGGGCCTTTACCCAGCGTTTCGAGGTCGATGACGTAATGGGTAGCGTTGTTCATGCCACCACCCCCAGCACTGGAAGGCTCTGCCAGTAGCGGTCGTGCAGTTCGCGGGCGACTTTGGCGAGGCGGCGGCAGGTTTGGGCCTGGTCGGTAGCGGTCAGATTAGCGAAGAGGTCGGCGGCAATGCTGAGCTTGGCGGCCATCGTGGCCAGGTCCGCGGCATCTTCTTCGGTAAGGGCGCGGGCTTCGGCGGTGGCGAGCTTGGCCTTGCAGGCGTCCAGCTCCTCGGTCATGCCCTCAAGTGCCTGGGCGGCATTGAGGCGGCAGCTGTCCAGATCGCGCTGGATGCGATGGGCGCGCTCACGCAGGTGGCCGATCTGCTCGCGGTAGTTGCCGAGCGCTTGAGTGAGGTGCTCGCGGGCCTTGCGGCGGCCTTCTGCGTAGCCCAGGCCGAATACGATGGCCATGCCGGCGACGGCGCCGATGAAAGCGAGTACCTGGTAGGTGGTGAAGTTCATGTGCTGTGTCCCCTGTGGTTGTGCTCGCCGGCTGGTGAGGCCGGCGGGTGGTGGCTTAGGCGCCGAGCTGGAAGGTGCCGATGGTGAGCGGAACGAAGCCGCCGACCTGCTGCTCCAGCACGCCCTTGAACTCACGGGCGAACTCTTCGCGCTGGGCTTCTTCGGCCACCCAGCGCAGCTTGAGCACGGGCGCATCGCTGCCGGTGATGACGGACAGGCGCAGGGTGATGGTGGCGGGCTGCAGGCCTTCGAACGGCACCGTGGTGAACTCGAGGCGGGTGGGCAGGGTTTCCTGGCTGCGGGCCTCGATTTCATCCATGGCGCTGCGGGCGTGGTTGAGGTCGCCAACAGTGCTGTCGCGCTGGCTGGTGGCCTTGATGGTCATCTTACGGATGCCGGTGATGGCTTGGGCGGTGTTCAGTTTTTCATCGCCAGCGAAGGCGGTGATGTTGGGCGCCCAGTCTTCGAGGAATTCGGCCAGCTGCTGCTGGTCGAGCCGCTGGCCTACTGCGGCGAGCAGGGCCTTGTAGGCGGCGGTGGGCTTGAGGGTAAGGGTGGCGGTGTCGTCGCCGTGGCCGGCCAGCTGGTCATTGCCCAGGTTGAAAATGATGCTGCAGGACATGCGGTCCTGGTCGATGAAGCCGCGGGCGCCGTCGCCGTCGCGGGCCTCGACGTAGCTGGCGAAGTCGGCCAGGGCGTGGGTGTTGAGCGCGCCACGGAAGCGGGCGCGGTACTCGGCGTAGCGCTCGAGGTTGTGGATGCTCATGTCATCCGGCAGGGCAATCGTCGGCACCTGCTGGTGTGGCATGACGCCAAGGGCGGCGATAGCGTTGGCTTCGATGTGCTGGATGGTTTCTTTCGTCAGTGACATTGCATTGCTTCCTTGGTGAGTGATTTGGGTGTTGCTGGGTCAGGCGCCGGCTCAGACTTCGCGGGCGATTACGGGCGCTTCCTCGCGGCTGAACATCTGCGCGGTCGGGTCCGTCTGGAACAGTTCGAGGCCGTTGGCGGTGACGTACATGGGCGTGTCGAGGGCGGTGTCCTCGCGCTTGCTGCCGCGCTTGGTGGGCTGGGTGAAGTCCAGCTTGTGGTTGATCTTCACCTGGTTGCTTTCGCCGATCTGGCTCAGCTCGAAGGTGATGCTGAGCTTGCCCTTCTTGCCGTGCTCGACCACGCCGGCGGCGACGTCGGACAGGGCGCGACCCACTTGCTGGGCGAATACGCCGGCGTTGAGGCTGTTGATGAACTCGCTGGTATCGGTAGGTTTCATGACGTGCTGTGTCCTTTTGCAGTGGTTACGCCACCGGGTCAGTGGCTGGTTTGGTGTTGCTCGGGTCGTGCGCGTCCAGCCAGGTGGCCAGGTCACGCAGGTAAACAACGGGCGGGCCGAGCCGGGAGCCGCCCAGGCGCACGTAGCGCAGGCGGATGGTGCCGGTGCGGATGGCCTCCATCAGGTATTCATCGCTGCTGATGTGGGGCAGGTATTCGCGCCGCACATCGTCGAGCGGCAGGCAGGGCCGGTCGTACCGCCGCTGGAGTTGTTGGTAAGTGCTGGTCACGCCTGCGGCCCTCCTGTCTCCCCGCGCCCCTCTGCGGTGTGTGCCGTGCTTTGGGTAGGCAGGCGCAGGCGGATCAGTTCGGCGAGGCCTTCGATGGTTTTGCCAGTGGCGGAGGCGGCAAGCCGGCCGGTGGCATCCACCACGACGGCGCCGAACGGGCGCTCGGGGCAGGTGGTGGGGGTGACGTAGGCGGTATCACCGTCGCGCAGTACCTGGCGCACCTTGCGGTAGGCCTCCAGCAGTTCGTTGCTGCGCGCGGGCATGGACTCCAGGCGGGCCAGGGCCTCGCAGGCAGCGCCGATGACGGTGGCGCGGCTGATCATGCTGGGGTGGCTGAAGTGCAGTGGCACGAGTTTGAGCGCGCCGATGGCGTCATCAATGCAGGTGTTCATGCGACGTCCTTCCGGGTGATGGTGATGCCCAGTTGCTTGGCCAGCCACTCGATGCCGCGCTCGGTGCTCATGACCACGCCATAGCTCGTCCAGCTACTGATGGAGGCGTTCCAGCGCTGGCGGGTGTCCACGTACAGGTGGCCCTTGTCGCGGTAGGCCGAGGCGAGTTTGCCCTCGTGGTCGAGGATGCCCAGCGTGCGCAACTGCCGGCGCAGCTTGCGCGGGCCGAGGCCGAGCACGGCGGCGGCTTGGGTCAGGTCGCGGTTCATGGCGGCGGCCTCAGGCTACCGACCGATGGCGGTGCGCGGATGCGGCGGCGCACATGATGCGGTCGAGCTGGCGATAGAGATCGTCCAGGGTGCCTTCGTTGTGCACGACGGAGTCGTTATCGTGGATGGCAATGCCGCTTTCACTGGAATGCAGTGCTACGGCTTGTGCATCCGGGCGCAGGATGTGCACCACATGCCCGCCCTGGCGGCGAATCCACTCGGCCTCGTTCTCGAAGCGCACGTCGCGGATCACCACGCCGTTGTAGTGGCTCTGGTCGACTTCCAGCTGGTAGCCAATGTTCTGCTGGGCCAGCAGCAGCCAGAGCTCAGGGTGTACCTGCTGGCGGCCCCATTCGGTGCCGAGCAGCTGCATCAGTTGCCGAGGCGACTTGCCGATTCCCGGCAGCAGGGCCTCTTTCAACGTGCCTTCCATGTGTTCATGGGTGAGGTTGAAAAGCTGGGCGATGGCGGCCTTGAGTGGGTCGGCGAAGGCGTAGCTGTACAGCGCGAACTGAGCTGTCAGGTAGGCGGCAGCTGTGTCCTTGCCGGTGCGAGCGAGGCCGTGCAGGCCGATGAGGAGATGGTTCATGCCGCACCTCCATCAAACGGGCCGAAGTCCTCGAAGGCGGGCAGGGTGTTGCGCTTGAGCTGCGGGCGCCCGCCAGCGAGCACGATCTGCTGGCCGGTGGCCTGCTGAATGCTTGCGACGATGCGGGGGTTTGTTGCGGCTGCCGGGTGCAGGAACACCGGGCAGCGGGTGGTGCTGTGACGTGCTGTGTCCATTGTCGCGTTCCCTTGGTGAGTGGGTACGCGGCAAACAATACGTCAACGTATTATTCTCGTCAATACGTAGACGCATTACTTTATTCGGTTGCGAATTCAAAGACGCCTGGGCTGGCTCAGTAACTTTCGACGGATAACCATCGGACATGGACGCTGCCGTCCGACCGAAGCGTCATCGAGACGCCTTCGATTTGCTGAATCTCATCCAAGAGGCGCTCCCAATCTTCGGGCCGGTCGTCAGGATGCGGGGCCAGGTTCGCTTGGCGTTCAACCCTGGCGCGGGGCGTCGTGATCAGATGGTTCACGCGCCGGAGCAGGCGGTTGTAGCTGGAAATATGTCTCTGGTGGGTGATGGCGCGAGCCTGTGTCCAAGGCATGAGAAGCTCCTTACTGCTGTATGTCCATACAGTATGCAAGGATGCACGACAGAACAAGTCGCCTTGGTCGTATGGTTAAGCCTGCGAAATTCCCGCAATGGTGGGCAAGCCGCTCAGCGTATACCGCGACGCCAGTCCCAAGGTGGGATCGGCAGGGGCGCGCGCCATAGGCCTACGGATCGTGCGCGCGCCTCTGTCTGCTCGAACTGGTAGGCGTATCTTTCTTCCGGCGGCTGCTCTTTGGCGTAGCGCTCATACCACCAAGCCATGCCTGAAGCGAGCTGCGCCCGACCTACCTCAAGCGTATGGCCGCAGCCAAGGCAATCGGCAGGCTCAACCCACACTGTGCCTATGATGCGCTTCCACCGGTCCCGCTTATCCCAATGGATGGTAGCGGTCTTGCCATAGGCCATGTCGGCGAGGTTCTGTTTGGATCGGGTGCCATATGGCTGCTTTCGCTCGGGGGCGTCGATGCCGCGAAGGCGGATCTTCTCCTGCTTCTTTCCTGCAGTCAGGCAGGTGAGGGTATCGCCGTCGGCTACGCTAATTATTGTGCATTCTAGGCGAGCGGCGGCACATTGCGTCGAGATCAGTATTACAAGGATGGGCACGGTAGTGCGCCAAGTTGAGCGACTTCTCCTTCGAGGCGATATGGCGCCGAAGCATTTCTTTAAGTCGCTGATGGGCCACATACCGAGAATTTTCCTTGACCCAGGTACCTGTACGGAAAGTCAGCAAGAGCTCGCCGCCACATTCGTTCTGCGCGCTCATCAGTAGCTTCAATGTCTATTCCCGAGGCCAATTCAGTACGGAGATATGCCACGAGTGCCGAAGCGGATGAGGTTCCAATGCCGCGCTCCCTAAAAGCAGGCCTAATAAAAAATCTATGTATCTGAAGGCTTCCGAAGAAATCAGCGATAAGTGCAAAACCTATTTTTGTGCCGTTTTCCTCGATGATCAGAATGCACTGATGAATTTCATCGATCGGAACCAGTATCTCGGGAAACGGAGTGTCCGGATCCTCGTTGGACATCTCCAGGGCAATAGTGTCGGTATCGGCTTCCTCGAATAGAAACATCACTTCTCGTCCTCAGCTTTCCCTGATACCCATTATGGGCTGCGGCCGGTTATCTCTCGAGAACCGGAGGCAACATAGCCGCGCCAAGTCATGTTCAAAGCCTGATCTTGCTGGGCGGAGCAATACCGCCAACATAGTGGATCTGCTCAATCTGATCGGTAGTGATTGTGCGCCGTCCGAACTCGCTATTGACCGAGCTAACAAGCACCTCGTCTTCGGTCGCGCGCAGGAGCTCTTTCACCATGGACTCGCCGTCATGCAGGCGGATCATCACGTACTCAAACGGAACCAGAGGGCTGTTCGGCTCAACTACTGCCAGCCATCCATCCTTGATCGCTGGGGCCATGCTGTGCCCCTTCAGTCGTAGCGCGTAGGCATCAGGATCGCGCGACGGTACGTCGATAAAACCTTCTGCCTCGTCCAGGGCGTACCAGTAGCCTTCGTTGCCCATCTGTGCCGTGCCGACGATCTTAATCGCGCGATACGGGCTGGTGATCGGTGGGCCGGGCTCGACGTTGGAAGCGTAGAGCGCGATATCCTCCTTGACGCTCTGGTCCCTCGAGCCGCCATGGCGGAGCCAATGAGCACTTACCCCTAGCGCCTTGGCGATCTTTTCAACGTTGCCTTGCCGTGGATCCTGTGACTCGCCGGTAATGATCCTATGGATGGTGGGCTGCGGCACGCCAGATCGTCGCTTGAGCTCACCTTCGGACCAGTCGAGCTCCTCCAGCATGGCTGCAAGCCGCTTGCCTATGTTCATGTCCGTGCCCGATTCGTAAACGTATAGGCAAGTGTATTGATTCATTTAATACGTCCGCGTATTATCGAATTTAATGCGAATGCGCATAGGTATAGAGGCGATGAAAATCAAAAAGATGATTGAGCGACTGGTGGAACTCGGCTACTCGCAAGGCTCGATCGCCGACGCGGTGGGAACCACCCAGCCGACGATTCATCGGGCGCTTAATGGCGCGGATATCCGATACACCACCGGAAAGGCAATCGAAGCTCTTTACGCACAAGAGCTGGCGGAAGGCGGTATTGCGGCGGATCTGCACGTCGAGCGGCGTGATGGGGAACGCCGTCAGAACGAACGTCGCCAAGGCGACCGCCGCGCATAACGAATCACATCCTGCCGACAGGACACAGCACAGCAACAACCAAGTATCACGGCGGGAGCCGGCCCGAGAGCCTCACCAGCGCCATCGGGCCGGCGCCGGGCAAGCAGCCCAGAAGCAAAAAAGCCTGTCGCTACGGCGGCAGGCTTGTGTAGAGGCAGGAACCAAGGGCAGTCCACTCACCAAAGCGTCAGCCCTGGTTCCTGCGGTCCGGTAGTCGGGTACCACCCCGACCGCCTCAACCCGCGACCCGAGGACACAGCACGTATCGGGAGGGTCGCGAGCTGTAAGCGAACTGTAGGGCAATCGCCCTGCGGTTGGCTACAGCGTTAAGGGGGCATTAACGCTATGAGCCGCAAGGATCTATTACCGGGCGCTGGCCCGGTGCTGAATACCCGCCAGGCGCTGTACCGCGCCACGCGCGACGCAACAGGGGGCCAGAATGCGGTGGCGCTGACCATCGGCATGGACCCGGACGAGCTGAACAAGCGCGTCAGCCCGAACAACAACCGCCCCATCCACCCTGAATTCCTGGAGGAGATCGTGGCCGCAACGCGGGACCCGCGCCTGCTGGCGGCCTTGGTGCGCCCGGCCGGTGCGGTGGCGTATGTGCCGCGCCCGGTACCGGCCACGCGCGCGGCGCTGAAAGAGTTGGGCAAGCTGCTGCGCCTTGAAGGGGAGTTCGTGGAGAGTCTGCACGAAGGCGCCGCGGATAACCGGTGGCTGCCGCATGAGGTGGAGACGCTGCGCTACCACGCCAATCAGGTGATCGGCCAGGTGCTGGGCATCGTGGCCGGCGCGGAGCTGGCGATGCTCGAGGCCGTTGCAGAAGGGGAGGTGACTCATGGCTGATGCAGCTGATTACGGTAACGAGCAGGCGGAGTATCTGTTAGATGTGGCCTTGGCGCGCCGTGCGCCGCTGCCGACCGGGCCGAGTTCTACGCATTGCGAGGAGTGCGGCGTCGAGATTCCGCAGGCCCGCCGCGAAGCAGCACCGGGCTGCCTGACGTGTATCGACTGCCAGACCTTGTTGGATAAGCGGGATGCGGGGGTGCGGCGTGGCTGAGGTGAATGCGACGGATCTCGGGTGCTTGATGTGGGAGCAGCTGGGAGGTGCCTTTATGGAGATCGCGCTGGCGAATGGGCTGGATACGCCGGCCAAGCGGGCGCCCCTCTACGCGGCATTCATTGGCTCGGTAGGGGGCTCGATGGCCGCTGATCTCGGTGTTGCGGATTCGTCGTTTGTGCTCGACATGCTCAAGGACGCCAACACCAAGCTCGCGCGCGAGCAATTGCATGTGGTCAAGGGGGCGGGCGATGTCTGAGAAAGTCCCTCTGACGCTTATCGACCTCGCCGAGCTGCTTACCTTCATCCACGCCGACGACCGCGACACCTGGTTGGCGGTGGCGATGGGTGTGAAGGCGGAGTTCGGCGAGGCGGGTTTCGATGCCTGGGATGCCTGGAGCCAGACCGGTGACGGCTATAAGGCCGCCGATGCGCGCAGCGTGTGGAAGAGCTGCCGCAAGCGCGGGACCGGCATGGGTACGGTGATCAAGCTGGCGAAGGATAACGGCTGGAAGCCTCGCCGTGAGCCGATGACGGCCGAGGAGAAGCGGCGGTTGAATGCCGAGGCGGAAGCCCGGCGCGCCGTGCGTCAGGCCGAGATCGAGGCGGATGAGGCGCGGCTGGCGGTGATGCGTGAGGCGGTTGCGAGCGCGTGCCAGTTGATTTGGGAAAAGCATTGCAAGCCGCAAGGCGTGAGCCCCTACCTGGAACGCAAGCAGGTGGGGGCTTTTGGTGTTGGGTTTTTCCATTACACCGTTGTGCTGGCCATCGACGATGCGCGGCAGCGCTGTGATGTGTGGGTGGGTAGCGAGACGCGGGAATTTTTCGCGAACCTGCCCAAGCCCCGGCCGGATTCGATCAGTTTCTTGATGTTCAAGGCTGGGACCATTGCGGTGCCGCTGCGCGATGCAGCCGGCAAGCTGTGGAGCCTGCAGGCGATCAACGAGCAGGGGACGAAGCTGTTCCCGAAGTACGGGCGCAAGGCCGGTTGCTTTCATGTGCTGGGCGAGCTCGCCGGCGCCGATGTCGTTGCCGAGGCGGAGGGTTATGCGACGGCGGCCAGTGTGCACATGGCCAAGGGTTGGCCGGTGGCGGTGGCGATCGATTCGGGCAACGTGCCGGCGGTGGCTGCGGCGCTGCGGGCGCAGTGCCCAGACGTGCCGCTGGTGATCGCCGGCGATGATGACCCGACCGTCGCGGGCAACCCGGGCAGGACGAAGGCCGAGGCGGCGGCGGGGCAGGTGGGCGGTGTGCCGGCCTTCCCGCTGTTGCCTGAGGGCGAGCAGGGCGGGGACTGGAATGACTTGCATGCGTGCGCCGGGCTCGAGGCCGTGGCGGCGCAGCTGGAGGCTGCTCTGGCCGCTGGTGAGCCTTCCCCGGCCCCATCCGAAACCGAAGCCGCGGCGCCTGCGGGCTCCACCGACACCGGGGGGCAGGGGGCGGGGCTGACCGGTGAGCAGGTGCTGCGGCGCTTTGCGCTGGTGGAGGGTACGACGCACGTCTGGGACCAGGACAAGAAGACGGTGATGAAGAAGACCGCCTTCGAGGCCCTGGTGACGAAGCCGCTGGCGAAGGCGTGGATGGATGACGCTGACAAGAAGCTGATCGGCGCCGATGCGGTGCGGGAGATCGAGCAGGCGCGGCGCATGGCGGGCAAGAAGGCGACGGCGCTGGGGATGACGCCCATCGAGCGTTATGTGTACATCGATGGGACGAAGGATGTGTGGGACCGCGAGAAGAAGCGGCGCATCCCGGAGGGCGCGGTGAAGATGGCGCTGGGCGATGCGTATGCGTTGTGGCTGAACTCGGCGGAGCGGCGCACGGTGGATGTGGACCACATTGTGTTCGACCCGGCGATGACGAAGGACCCGGCTGTTTACATCAATACGTTTGAGGGGTTGCCGCTTGAGCCTATTCGCGATGATGCGGCGTGCGAGAACCTGCGGTGGTTGATTTCATTCCTGTGCAATCACGAAGAGGAGGCGCACGACTGGCTGACGAAGTGGCTGGCGTACCCGTTGCAGCACATGGGCGCGAAGATGGACACGGCCGTGCTGGCCCACTCGATCATGGAGGGGTCGGGCAAGAGCCTGTTGTTTGCTGATGCGTTCGGGCAGTTGTTCGGCATCTACGCGGCGACAGTGGGGCAGACGCAGCTGGAGTCGAGCTTCAACGCGTGGCAGAGCCGCAAGCTGTGGGCTGTGTTCGAGGAGGTTGTGAGCCGTGACCAGCGCTACAACCAGGTGGGCAAGATCAAGCATCTGATCACCGGCAAGACGGTGCGGATGGAGAGTAAGTTCATCAATGGTTGGGAGGAAGCCAACCATATGAATGCGGTGTTCCTGTCGAACGAGATTCTGCCGTGGCCGATCAGTGACAGCGATCGGCGGATGCTGGTGATCTGGCCGCAGGAGACGCTGCCGGAGGCGCGGCAGAAGGCCATCGGCGCGGAGTTGGCCGGAAATGGGGTGGCGGCGCTGTATGGCTGGTTGCTGTCGCTGGACCTGGGCGAGTTCAACCAGCGCACGCGCCCGCCGCGCACTGAGGCGCGGCAGCGGCTGGTGGCGTTGAGCAGGGCGGGGTGGCAGACGTTCCTGCATCAGTGGCAGACGGGCGACCTTGGCCAGGGGTTGTGGGGCGCGTGCCTGTCGACGGACCTGTACGCGATGTTTCTTGAGTGGTGCCAGCGCAACCGCGAGCATGCGATGAGCCAGACGAAGTTCAGTCTGTTCATCAGTGCGGAAGTGGAGAAGACGCGCTCGATCCCTTGGACGGATGGCGCCAATCGGCGTTTTGGAGCGTTTTTCTTTCCCAGTGACCCGGACTCTTCCCTGCCCCCATCTCTGGCAGCCGCTGCGCTTGGCCAGCACGTGGCGGCGTGGCGTGGAAAGGCAAGGCTGGCGGGCTGGGACGTGGACAGGTGGGAGCACCTGAAGGCGGCTGCAGCATGAATGCGCGCGAATGTGTGTTGGGTTGTGTTGGGTTGTGTCGGGTTGGTTTTCGTAACCCAGCACAGGCCGAGGCCGCGAGTGGCGGGGCTTTGCGGGCGGTGTGCGGGGTGTGTTGGGTTTGGCCACGCGCGCGCGCATGCGCAATATTTTTGTACGGCGCTTTGATCGGAGGCGTGAAATTTCTCTATGCGAGGGCTGAAAAACCCAACAAACCCAACACACTCAACACAGGTGCTTTGAAGGCATTGATTTATAAGGCTTTTGGCTGTGTTGGGTTTGTGTTGGGTTGGGCTTTTTGTGTTGGGTTGCGTTTTGCAGGGGAGGTGAGGCCATGATCGAGGCAGTGGAAGCGTTGATGCAGCACTGGGGAGAGCGTTGCCGGCGTGGCCTTGGCGCACCGGGCGAGGGCGGTTCGACGCCGCTGGCGGTGGCGATGCAGTACGGCGGGATGGTGCCTTCATCTGGCCGCGGCTCGATGGGGCTGGCGGGCGCGGTGGATCGTGTGGCCGAGGAGGTGGATGCGGCTATCGGCAGCATCAAGCAGATCGGCCTGCGTGAGGACCGCAAGTTGGCCAGGGCTTGGCGCCTGGCTGGCAACAAGGGGCGGGCGCCTTACTGCCTGGAGACGCAGCTGGTGAAGCTGGCGATGGTGCGCTACCTGCCGGATCCGATCCCGACTGTTGCGCAGCAGATGCGGCGGGTGCGCATCAATTCGACTAGCACGTATGACGCACGGGTCCAGCGGCTGCATGAACTGGTGCAGGCTGAGCTGGAGCGCCGGGCGCGTATGCAGCGGGTGCACGGCGGGAGGTACGTCGCGTAAAAAATCGCTTTCAGAAATCCGCCGCCGTCCCGTGGCGAGCCCGTGCAGACCCCGTGTAGAGCCCGTGGCGAGCCATTGGCGTTAATTCGCTGTTTACGCCTCCGGGTTCGAGGGGTACAAAGCGCATAACAGGTCAGAGCAGCGCCAAGGCGATGACCGAAACGAGCCTTACTTGCTGTGTCAGGCAACGGCCGGTCCCCCTGCCGGTCACCCCTCAAAGCCCCGCCATCGTGCGGGGCTTTGTCTTTTCTGGCTGATGGCGCCGCCATCGCCCTTTGCCCGTCGCCATGCGGGCTTTTTTATTTCGCCGTCTGGAGAACCGCGCATGTCGACCGAACAGCAGGTGCAGCAGTCGCTGGCCGACCTTCCCACCTGGCTGCTGATCCTGGTGGCACTGGCCGGCCTGACCGGCGAGATGTGGCGCGCCGATGCTGCTGGCATGGCGGTGGGCGAGCTGATCAAGCGGGTGCTGCTGCGCTTCGGCGCCTCGGCTGTGTTCGGCTTGGCGACGGTGCTGCTGGCTACGGCTTGGGGTTCCAGTCTGCTGACGTCGGCGGCGCTGGGTAGCGTGGTTGCGTGCCTTGGTGCTGACGTGGCCAGCGGCTTGTACTCGCGGTGGCTGGCGAAGAAGGCGGGTGTGTGTGATGTGCCGAGCAACCGAGGCGGCGCGTAGTGCGTGGAGCAATCCACGCCCGCGACTTGGATGATGCGTTGGCTGCACTGAACCGGCTCGGTAAGGGGCTTGCGCCCCGTGCGTTGGCCGATGCGCTGAACCACACGGCCAATCAAGCACGGCAGGCACTTCGAGCCGAGATGCAATCGGTATTCAAGGACCCGACGCCCTGGACGTTGAATTCCACCCGCATCCTTTTCGCAAGGCCGTCGGCTGATCCTGAGGCGGCGATATGGGTGAAGGATGAGTCGGGCGGGAAGAACCCATTCAGCGCCGAAGATTACCTGATGCCTCAGGTTGAAGGCGGCGAGCGAATCACTCGGCGTTCCGAGAAGTATCTGCGCGAGGCGGGCATCCTGCCGGCTGGGCGCTTCATCGTCCCCGGTGCAGGTGCACGCCTGGACGCCTACGGCAATATCCAGCGTGGGCACATGATGCAGATCCTGTCGGGCTTGAAGGCGTTGCGGCGCGATGGCTCGGATCACAGCGCCACCGATAGCCGGCGCTCCCTGCGTAAGGGGCACGCGCAGGCGTACTTCGTGCTGCGGCGCGGCAAGACGGCAATCGGCATCGCCGAGCGCCGTGGCAAGAACCTCGCCATGGTGCTCGCGTTCGTCAGGCAGCCGCAGTACCGCACGCTCTTCAAGTTCCATGACGTGGTGCGCCGCACCGCTGAGAACGATGCACAGCTCGAAGCCAACATCGACAAGGCCATCGCCGATGCGCTGACGGGCAAGCTACCTCGCGTGTCCAGCCAGCGGCGTGGGCGCCAGGGCTAGTGACGTGCTACGCGCGAACTTGCCAGGATGGGCCGGGGGCCCCTGGGGTGGCGGAAGGGTCAAGGGTAATTCGAGCCGCGCTCTCGCGTTAGCTGGAGGCCCGGCAAGTTAGTTAACAGGGTTAACAGGGTTAACCGTTGTGGTGTCGTGGGTTAACAGGTGCCGCCATGGAGCTCTTGAGCAAGTCTGAATTCGCAGCGCGCAAAGGCTGGTCCAGGCCCTACGTGTCGAAGCTGGGCAAGCAAGGCCGACTCGTCCTTGCCGATGACGGGCGGGTCGATGTCGCCGCCACCGAACAGCTGCTGCAGGAGAGTGCTGACCCCAGCAAAACCGGCGTAGCGGAGCGGCACCAGCGCGACCGAGTGCAAAAAGGTGTAACCGAGCACATCGAGCCAGACGCCCCTATCACCGTGCCGCCGCAGACAGGCGGTTACGACTTCCAGAAGGCCCGTGCCCAGCGCGAATTCTTCCTCGCCCAGCTTGCCGAGAATGAAGCCCGCAAGAGCAGCGGCGATCTGGTCGAGCGTCTGGCTGTCGAGAATGCTGCATTCGCCACCGGCCGCCAACTTCGGGACCTGCTGCTGGGGCTGCCCAAGCAGATCGGCCCGGAGCTGGCGGCCATAACCGACCCCTGGGAACTGGAACGACAGCTGATCGGCCACCTGCGGCGCGTGCTGGATGACGCCAGCCGCCTGAGTCAGGCCGATCTGGATCAGGCCCTGAACCCGAACTGACGCTATGAATCTTCAATACGCCGACGGTGCCGAGCAGTACCGCTCGGCGTACCTGCGTGGCCTTCAGCCAGACCCTGAGCTCTGGATTGATGAGTGGGCCGACGAGTACATGCGGATCCCGCGTGATACCGGCGCCGCAGAGCCGGGCCCGTACCGCACCGACCGCACACCCTATGCGCGCGAGCCGATGCGCTGCCTGTCGCCAAGTCACCCAGCCAAGCGCGTGGTGACGAAAGTCGCCTCGCAGATGATGAAGACGCAGATCGCCCTCAACTGGATTGGCGGCTGCATCCACATGGCCCCGGCCAACATCCTGATGCTGCTGCCCAGCCTGGGGCTGGCCAAGCGCGTCAGCGGCCGAGTGGACAAAACCATCAAGGCCACGCCTGTGCTGCGTGACCGCGTTGCCGGCTCCCGCTCGCGGGATTCGCGCAACACACTGGACACCAAGGAATTCGAAGGCGGCACGCTGTTCGCCACCACCGCTGGCTCTGCTGCCAACCTCGCGGAAGTGTCGGCGCGCTTCATCTACGGCGACGAGGTCGACCGCTGGGATGTCGACGTCGACAACGAAGGCGATCCGATCGAGCTGGCCGAAACCCGAGGCACGACATTCGGCCGCAACGCCAAGTTCTACTTCTCCAGCTCCCCGACCATCAAGGGCGTCTCCCGGATCGAGGATCTGTTTCAGCAGGGCGACCAGCGTCACTACTACGTGCCGTGCCCGCACTGCGGCGAACACCAGGTGCTGGAGTGGACGAACCTCAAGTGGGCCGACGATTTCAGCTGGGCCGGCTATCTGTGCTGCAACCCGGATTGCGGCGCGCTGATCGAGGAGCACCACAAAGGCCAGATGCTGGCCAACGGCGAATGGCGTGCTCATGCCGAAGGCGACGGTGAAACGGTCAGCTTCACACTGAGCGCGCTGTACATGCCGCCCGGCTGGCTCGCCTGGGTCGACCTGGCCAAGCAGTACGCCAAGGCGCAGCTCGCTGCTGCGCGTGGCGATCTCGAGCCGATGCAGGTGTTCTACAACACCCGTCTCGCCCAAGTCTGGGACTCGGCGCAGGAGATGACCAAGGCCAGCGAGCTCAAGGCCCGGGCCGAAGAGTATCGCCTCGGTAGCGTGCCCACTGGCGCGCTGATCCTGACCGCCGCAGTCGATACCCAGGGTGACCGTCTCGAACTGCTGGTCATTGGATGGGGCGAAGGCATGGAGCGCTGGGTCATTGACCATCAGGTGATCCAAGGCAACCCAGCCGATGAGCGTACCTGGGCGGCGCTGGATGAAAGGCTGAAGACGCGGTACCGGCACAGCTCAGGCGTCGAGTTGGCCATCTGTGCGACGGCAGTTGACTCCGGCGGTCACCACACCGACGAGGTTTACCAGTTCTGCCGGCTACGCCGGTGGCGCAACGTGTTCGCCATCAAGGGTGCGAGCAAGCCCGGTCGCCCGGTTATCGCGCAGCGGCCCTCCAAGGTCGATGTGACCTGGAGAGGAACAACCGAGAAGCAGGGCGCCGAGCTCTGGATGATCGGCACCGACACGGCCAAAGACTGGATCTACAACCGTTACCCGCTGCTCGACGGCCCAGGCGCGCTGCACTTCTCCATCGACCTGGCTGATGACTTCTACGACCAATGCGTAGCGGAGCGGAAGATCACCCGCTACGTGAAAGGCCACAAGCGAATCGAGTGGGTGAAGGGCAAGGCCGACCGAAACGAAGGCCTCGACCTGCTGGTTTACAACCTGGCCATGGCCCATTACCTCGGCTTGCACCGAAACAAGGAAGCGGAATGGTCCAGGCTGCGCGCAGCAGTATCGCAAGGCAGCTTGTTCGCCGAGCGCGTTCCAGCGGCACCGGTAGAGGACGAAACGGAAGCAGCCGAGTCCGGCGACAAGCCGGCAGCAGTGCCATCGCCTCCACCGACGCCATCGCCTCAGCCGGTCGGCCGGCGTCGATCCAGCAGCACCTACCTGACGCGGCGCTGACCGCACCGAGAGGCACACATGAGCGAAGCCCAACAGCGCCTGGCAGACGTCCGGGCGTCGATCAAGGACATCCTCGAAAACGGCCAGTCCGTGCGCAAAGGCGATCGCCAGCTTGACCGCGCACAGCTGGCAAGTCTGCGAATGCTTGAAGAGCAATACGCCAAGCAGGCCGCGGCCGAGCAAGCCGCTGCTCGTGGCCGTCCGCGTGTCACGCGGCTTTACAGTCGAGGCAAGGGCATCTGATGACACGTATCCGAGCGGTACCCAAGCGCATCCGCAACAGCTACGAGGGCGCCGGCACAGGCCGCCGTGCCCAGGGCTGGGATGCACCAGAAGGCGCCCTGAACGCCATCGCATTGCCGGCATTGCCGGCGTTGCGCAAGCGCTCTCGCGCCGCTGTAAAGAACGACCCCTACGCCTACAGCGCGATCGACAAACGGGTCAGCAACATCATCGGCACAGGTATAACGCCTCGCGCCTCGATTCAGGACGCCACCGTCCGAGCCGCCTTGCGGCAACTGTGGGAAGACTGGACGGACGAATCCGACGCCGACGGTCTCGCTGACTTCTACGGCCAGCAGGCCATCATCGCGCGAATGGTCGAAGAGGCGGGTGAGTGTTTCGTGCGCCTACGCTATCGCCGCCCGGAGGACGGCTACGCGGTGCCACTGCAGCTGCAGGTGCTGGCGCCTGAGTACGTGCCGCTCGACAAGAACTTCAAGACGCGCGCCGGCAATATCGTCCGCGCAGGTATCGAGTTCAACGGCATCGGCCAGCGAGTGGCGTACTGGATGTACAGCACTCACCCGGGTGACGCATTCACCGCTGGTATCGGCTTCAACACCCTGAACCGAATCCCTGCCGACCAGGTGTTGCACATCTTCGAGCCCACCGAAGGCGGCCAACTGCGCGGCCTTCCGCGTCTGGCACCGGTGCTGCTACGCCTGAAGTCGCTGGATAACTACGACGACGCAGTGCTGTTCCGGCAGGAGGTGGCCAACCTGTTCGCGGGCTTTATCACCCGCAAGGCAGCAGAGGGTGTGCAGCCTGCAATCGATCCCATTACCGGCCAGCCGATCAAGGCCGACAGCGACGGAGCGCCGCTCGTAGGCCTCGAACCTGGCTCCATGCAGGAGCTGATGGAAGGGGAGGAGGTGACCTTCTCCGATCCGCCAGATGCCGGCAGCACCTATGTCGACTTCATGCGGCAGCAATTGCAGGCCGCTGCTGCCGGTGTCGGGCTGCCTTATGAGCTCTTGACCGGTGACATGGGCGACATCAGTGACCGCGTGCTGCGGGTATTGCTGAACGACTTCCGCCGCCGCATCGAGCAACTGCAGTTCGGCGTTTACGTGTTCCAGCTCTGCCGGCCGGTGCGCAGCGCCTGGCTCGACGCGGCGGTGCTGGCAGGCTCGATCGCGCTGCCCGATTACAGCCGCCGGCGTCGCGAATATCTGCGCACCCGCTGGGTACCGCAGGGCCATCCGTACATTCATCCGGTTCAGGACGTGGACGGCAAGCTCAAGGAAATCAAGGGCGGGCTCGCCAGCCGCAGCGAACACGTTTTGCGCACTGGCTACGACGCCGAACAGATCGACGAAGAAAACGCCCAGGACAACGAGCGCGCCGCACGCCTGGGTCTTTCCTATGACAGCAATACCACCCCGGATCTGCCGGCACCAAGAGAGGAAGACGAATGAAATCGCTAGGCAAATACTGGGCGAGCCTCTGCCTTGCCCTGGTCATGCAGGGCGGCCGCGCGCTGCCCTTTCCCCGCATCCAGAATCTCGGGCCCAACGAGGAGCAGCGCGAACACTGGTACAGCGTCCGCGCAGCGGGTGAGGGCAGTAACCGAGTGATTGAGGCCATGGTCTACGGTGAAATCGGTTACTGGGGAATCACTGCTGAGCAATTCGTCCGGGACCTGAAAGAGCTGGATGACGGTATCTCGCGAGTCGTCGTCAGCTTCGCCACCATCGGTGGTGACTTGATGGATGGCATCGCCATTCACAACGCGCTCAAGGATCTGGGCGAGCGCTGTGAAGGCCGAGTGGTCGGCGCCTGTTATAGCGCCGGCACCGTGGCTGTGTGTGGTGCGCATCGCGTCACCATGGCCGAGAACGGGTTGTTCATGATTCACAACCCGAACATCGACTGGTTGTCTGGGGTTGAGAGTAGTGAGCTGCGGGCGTACGCAGACCTGCTCGACAAGACCCTTGAGCTCATCATCACCTGCTACCAGCGCCGTGCGCTGAACATCAGTGATGAAGAGCTTCGCGCGATGATCGCCGCCACCACCTGGATGACCGCCGGTGAAGCCAAAGCGGCGGGCTTTGTCGACGAGGTGCTGACAGGCGTCACGGTCAAAGCCGCGCTCGGGAACATCAAAGTTCTGAACCGTTACCAGAACGCACCGCCGGAGGCGTTGGCGTTGGTAACCGATCAGCTCCCGTCCAATCCGCCCGCTGAACCTGAGCCTGATCCGGCGCCTGAACCTGAGCCAGCACCGGAAGACGAGCCAGACCCCGCCGCCCTGGCAGCACAGCTCACCGCTGAATGTGCTGCCGCTGGCCTCGGTAATGTCGCCTCGATCCTGATCAAGGCCAGCGGCCTCAAGAGCCGCGCTGTGGTTCAGGAGCATCTGGTTCGCGCAAAGGCGGTGCGGGACCTGTGCGTACTGGCCAAGCTGCCCGATGAGGCCGAAGCGCTCATCCAGGCGGGCGTCGACGTTGACCAGGCTCGGGCCCAGTTGTTCGAGAAAATCGTGGCCAATAGCAGCCAGGTGGAAATCGACAACAAGCCCCCGGCGCCGGATCACCAACCCGCCCCATCCACCAAAGCAGCAGACCCTGGCGCGATCTACGCCAGCCGTAAACCCAACGCCTCGAAAGGAGCGCATAAATGAGCATCAAAACTGAAGGCGTCCACGCCGGCGAACTCCTCCTTTCGGAGGCCAACGGTACTCGCAGCCGCGAGGAAATCACGCTGGCAGCGACCGCCGTGGACCTGCCCGCTGGCCAGTTGCTGGGCAAGCTGACTGCCAGCGGACACTACGCACCCTATGACCCGGACGCAGACCCTGCTGATGGTAGCGAAACCGTTACGGCCATCCTTTGGGCTCCGGTAGGCGCGTCCACCGAGGCCCAGCGTAGCGTGGGCATTGTGCGTGACGCCGAAGTGATCGGGCGCCTGCTCACCGGCCTCGACACGGCCGGAGAAATCGACCTGCTCGCCCTCGGCATCGTGGTCCGCCCCTAAACGCAACTGACAACCCGAAACCCTGAACCCCGCCGCTGCGGGGTTTTTCATTTCTAGGAGCCCACCATGGCCGAGATTTCCATTTTTGAAGACGAGGCGTTCAGCGTCCCGAACCTGGTTGCAACCATCAACGAAGAGCACCCCGTACCGGGCCAGATAGCCGCGATGGGCCTGTACAACGAAGAGGGCAGCCTCAGCGTCACCCAGCAGATCGAGAAGGACGGCGACGTCCTCGCGCTGGTTCCGGCAGCGCCACGCGGCGCGCCGGGCCACGTAGTTATCGCCAGCAAGCGCGAGCTGATCCCGTTCAACGCCGTGCACCTGCCGCAGACCTTCACCATCACCGCCGACGAGATCCAGGGCATTCGCGCGTACGGTTCGCGTACCGAGCTGCAGGGCGTGCAGGATGTGGTCAACGCCCGTATCGAGAAAGCCCGTAAGCAACTGGAGCTCACCCACGAGTTCCAGCGCATCGGAGGCATCAAGGGCTTGATTGTCGATGCCGACGGCACCACCCCGCTGGTGAACCTCTTCCAGCGCTTCGGCATTACCCCGCAGACGCTGGCCATGCAGTTCGGTACCGCCGATGTCAGCGTCAAAGCTGGCGAGGCGCTGGATATGCAGGACGATGCTCTGGGTACTGCCACCGGCACTGGCGCCGTTGCGCTGTGCGGCAAGACCTTCTGGGCCAAGCTGATCGCCGATAAGTCCGTCAAGGACGTCTACATGCAGTCCACCAAAGCGGATAGCTTGCTGGGTGATCGCCGCCAGGCTTTCACCTTTGGCGGTGTGCTCTGGGTACGTTACCGCGGCAAGGTAGGCGGCGCCGCGTTTGTCGGTGACGACGAGGCCTACCTGGTGCCGGAAGGTGTCGAGGATCTCTTCAAGTCGGTCTACGCCCCGGCCAACTATATGGAGACGGTCAACACCCTGGGCGTGCCGCACTACGCGAAGCTGGAGCGCCTGCCGTTCGACAAGGGCGTAATGGGCGAAGCCCAGTCCAACCCGCTGCACATCTGCACGCGCCCGCGCGCAGTGATCAAGCTGACCGCCTGACGATGTCGGGCTTCGGTAAAGCGCTGGAGGCGATGGATACAGCAATCGCCGCCAGCCTCAACGATGGCCTCGCCGACTACCTCAACGCTGCTGGCGTGGTGTTAGCTGGGGGGGGTGAGGCCATCCTTGATCGCGATGTCGAGCGGCTCGATACCGTCAGCGGCATGCTCGACCGAACGGTGACCATCACCGTTCGCAAGGGTCTGCTGCAGCCATTCGACCGCAAGGGCGCGTTCCGGCTCGGCGGTAAAACCTGGCACATCGACGGCATCGCCGTTGACGATGGCCACTGGCTCACTCTCTACGTGGTGCCCTGATATGCCTATCGATATGCAATCCGCCATCGTCGCGGAGATCATCGCGCGCCTGGCAGACGTCGAGTCGTTCGGCCAGTTGGTGTTCGAGGATAGCGTCCTACGCGTGCTCGATAGCGAGGATGACACCCTTCCGGATGACTTCATCGTCATCCAGCCAGGCCTGACCGAGGAGCTTGAGCGCGTCGGTCCCGGCGGCGTGCGCGAGCGTCTCACCCTCAACCTCACCGCTATCACACGCCGCCGCGAATTCGCCCCGGTGCTTCGTGCGGCTCGGCTGGGAATCAAGATCGCCCTGGCAGGGCAAAAGGCTGGGGTCGCACAGCAGGGCGTCCAGTCCGCGGCCTTCGCCAGTACCGAAACCCCCATGCCACCCGGCGAGGGGCGACGCTGGGGCTGCCACGTCATGCCGCTACAGATCACCTACCTGCAAACATTCAAATAACTGGAGGCCATCACATGGCTCAGCAAGATCGCTCCTTCGTGGGTGAGGGCATCATCTATGCCCGCGCCTATCAGTCCAATGATGCCCTGATCGACATCGGCAACTGCGATGTCTTCAACCTCGCGTTCCAAACCGAGCGCGCCACGCTGCGTAACTTCCGGGGCGGCGGTGGTAACCGCAACGTGCGCGAGCAGGTCACCGACGTCACCGCCACCATCGGCATGTATGACATCACCGCGGTAAACCTCGCTCGCGTCACCCGCGCTTCGGTCAAGGATGTATTGGCCGGTGAGGTTACTGCGGAAGTGCTGACGTGCAAGGGCATCGAAGGCGAACTGATACCGTTCAAGAACCTGCCCGACCTCAGCGCCCCGGTTACATTGGTTACTGCCGCCGACGAGGCCCTGGCAGCCGGTACCGACTACCTGCTCACGCCGCACGGCATCATTGTCATCGGCAGCGGCTTGATCACTGACGAAGGCATCAAGGCGACCTACACCAAGCAGGCCACCAGCGTGATCCACATGCTTGCCGGCAGCCAGGTCGAACTCGAGCTGTACATCGCGGGCCTCAACGACGCCCAATCCGGCGAGCCCTGGGCACTGCGCCCTCGCCGCGTCAAGTTCGGCCTGATCAGCGAGCTGCCGGTGTTCGGCACCGAATACCTGAAGCTCGAGGCCAGCGCAGAACTGCTGGCCGATCCGCTGGTAACGGCGACCGACATCAGCAAGTTCTGCGAGATGCACATGGTGAAAAAGACAGCGTGATGCAAAAAGCCAAGGAAGGCGTTCATTGTTTCCCCAAATGGGGAGCAATCCATCACGGTTCGGATGGGGTGTAATTGACAGTTGTATTGACGCATGGATAATGCGCGGCCTAATGTTGTCCCAGATGTGTAGAAATGGTGCGAAGTGGTGTGGGTCCCGTCCCGCCACCGGTCGCACGTATACATGGTCGCTCAGGAGCGAATCACATGGCCTGTAAAGGAAAACCGCAAGCTGCCTCGCAGAGGCTGTCGTTCGCCGGAACGATGATCGCTGCAGGCCTTGCCATGGCGATGAACTCAGCTCCGGTGTTGGCGCAGGCTGGCAGGGAGGCTCCGGTTGTCTGCGAAGCGCAACAGCACAGCACCGACATGGAAAACAGCTTTCGCTTGCTTGGCGTTCTCGGCGAGGTGCTTGATCAGTCATACCAGCTCATTCGGCAGGGGCGCGCCTCTTCGAGTCAGCTGGCAAATCACCCGTTCGAAGCGATCACTGCGGTTTTGGATCAGGCTGTGAAGCAACTGCTGCCTGCCAAGAAGGCGGGTGAGTTAAGCGAGGCTGAAACGTCCTACCTAAGCCTGCTGGCTGAAGCGCGGCAGAAAGCTTCCCGCAACGCCAGCTTGATTCAACAGCTGACTGTGCTTCCCGCTGCATTCGAAAGTAAAATCGATAGAGCGGGCTTGGCGAAGCTGGCCAGTCATTCTAAGCAGGTGGTGGCTGGGTACAACGCGTAACCTATGGATCAGGTTGAGGTTGAGTACCATCCCGATAGCTACGACCTCTTCTTCAAGCCATTAGAAGCAGAGCATCCCGAGTTGATGCGCATGCTGCTTGAAGACTTTCGGACGTATCAGCAGTCCATGCGGCAATGTTTGCCGGATTATTTTGGGTACGACGCCGAATACGGCTACCCGCCTGAAGTGGCAGGCTGCCTGGAGCATATTCATTTATGCATACCCCCAAGAATTTTCCCGAAGAATGCCAAACAGGCCTATAGGAAGTGTCGCAAAGGCGACCCTGATAATGACGTTGCGCTCGTATATGCGCGGGGCCTTTTTGAGCCACACCGGTTCGTTATCCTCGGGATATTAGCGCCGGATGCACATGGGAAAGCCCGCAACGACTTAGCGCTTATGAGATATCTAGGTAGCTTGGCGCGCGCTTTTCGTCGCGATAATTGAAGCAGCCGTTTGGCTAGACACGAAGCCCCTCTCAGCGAGGGGTTTTTTGTTTGTAGTGGCGCATATTTCGCAAGGGTGTTAGCGAAGTATGCCTACGCGCGATCTGATCCTACGTCGAGATAGGTCAGGGATGGCCTTATTCAGTTCGGTAAGCGAGCGGTCACAGAAGTGAAGGCTTCGCGCTAACCAGGGCACACAGAATTTATGAAAATCACCCAATCAGCTATGCGGCTCGCCCTCATAGGTGATCGTGCGGCGACAGGGGCCACTGAGGCTTTCCTCTACGCTGCTGGCCGTACGGAGCCAGTGCTGTATCTGGATTTGTGGAACAGGCGCGCCGGGTACCGACTTGGCTATGCCGAGCTGCATCGGGTTGCTGAGGAAGAGGGGCCAGAGGGCATCATCCTAGGGCTGTACGAATTAACTCGACTGCACGGGGCAGATTGTCCATGCCCAGGTCCAGTAGTCGCGTTGTCAGGTGTTTTATGGAGTCGGCGGGAAGTTCTCGAACAGATTGAAGCAGGCGATGCTTCTCTTCCTTGGGAAGCTGCGCCTCGTTTAGACGCAACTCGATCAGCTGTTTTAGCGAGTCTTCGTGAAACTTGATGGTGACCGTGCCCAAGATGGCGCTCAATCCACCGTCTGCTTCAAGAAAATCCAGGCCATCGGCGGTAATGCGCACTGAACCGTTGATATCCATTCCGTCTTCGTCATGTATGAATCTGCACGCAACCAGCTTGTGCTCACTCAGATAAAATAAATTGGAAAGGATTTCAAAGTAATCCGCCCCCAAGTCATTCGTCCCGGGAAATCTGTAGAAAGGCTCTGGATAATTCGCTGCCAGAACCTGCAGGATTCGAAGCTGCAATACTCGGTCAAGTCTCACGACTGCTCCTTGGAGGGAAAGCCATTGGTTTGTTTCGCCATCTCGGCCGTCCGGCGGGCTATCCATTCATCTTGGTCCATACCGAGCGGTCGGGCTTGTTTGCTAAGCGGCTTCTTTGCTCTCGGAGAGGTGGTTTGGCTTTCACCGATTTCAAGCGTGTGCTGCTTGCGGGCTAGGCTTTTGGCTTTGCGCCTGACTGCTCTATTGAATTTTATGTATGTCTCTACTTTGCTAGAGGTAGTGAGCCAAAGTATCTCGCATATCAATCCAGGAGCTGCTGCGACCACGCTTGAAAATAATAGTTGGGAGCGGGCTGGGTTATCCATGACGCTGGCCGCGGCGAGTAGCAGTCCGCAGGCCACCATGAAGATTATGAATAAGATTAGATACGTGTAACTTTTTACTGTTATTTTTGTGATTTCAAGATGATCTGTTCTGGTTGCTTTGATTGCTAGCATCTTCTTTCTTTTTTTCTGACGCCAGAAGCCCCTTAGCTTCCCTTTTGTATGGCTCATCAAAAAGCGGCTTGTTGAACTAATATAATGTTCGATACGGTCCCATCTTTTGGCCAGGACTACAGAAACAATAATGAGCACCCACCATGGTGGGTTGGCTAAGAATTCAAGCATTGTGAGCCTTTTCAGCGGCCCCGCATCTCGCGGGGCTTTTTAATGGAGGATGGTATGGAAACAATCAGCTGTATGTGTATTCCTTCCAAGGAATCCGAGAAGGGTGAATTGCTGCAAGAAATCTGGCCAGATCAGTTCGACCGTGATACCGGAAAGTACCTCGGGAGTCCTGTGAAGCCAGAACAAGCGGTAGCCCTGGAAAATATGCTTGCAACGATTCGCGAGCCTTATCGGCTTCATGGTTAGAGCTGGTGATGTGATGCTTGACGATAGCTACAGCGAACGTAACGCCTTGTTCCTTGATAACCGCACCTTGGATTTTCATACCTGGCACTCCTGGGTTATGCCTTGTTGAGTGCGATGGTCAGCCCTTTGGTTGCCGCCAATGGGCTGAACTGCTCCATGCAGGCCATACGCTACTACGGAATGCACAGGTGGTCGATGCACGGTGCAGTATCACCATACCGTTGACACCCCGCCCGCTTCGGGGCTACCTTGCTCGTGCCGCTGCAAATTCAGCGGCCTGGGATTGGTCTCCCGGAAAAGTCAGGCGGGTACAACCGCCGCGAAAGCGGTTTTTTTGTGTCCGCAGCATGGCAAGCCTGTTATGGGCGGGCCGTGCAGGGGCGCCCTCGGGCGCGCCGGGTCCTGACTCCGGTAGACCAACCCTGTACGGTTCCGTCCACCCTGATTGGTCTCAAGGTGGCGGTACTCCAGCCAAGTCAGGAGTTCCATCATGCTCAAGCCCGTTCCAGCTCAACCCAAGATTCTCACCCCCAGCACGGGAAGCCGCAGCACGCGTTACGCCGAGTTGTTCGATGTAATGCCCAGCGTACCGGTGACCGATGCGCTGGAGCGCGCCTCGGCCCTGCTGGCCGCCGCGCGTCATGATGCTGTTGATGTGGCGATGGAGGCGAGCGACCCCCGGTCTTGGGCGGTGGTTTACTTGCTGGAAAGCGTCCATGCGCTGGTCAATGCCTCGGTTAACGGCATGCTGGAGGCCAAGCAATGAGCCTGCCGATGGAGTTTTCGTTCGATGGCGCCGCCGTTCGGCTGGTGCTGGTGGAGGGCGAGCCGTGGTGGATAGCGGCTGATGTGGCTCAGTCCCTTGAATACCGTATGGCGAGCGATATGGTTCGATCGCTCGATGATGATGAAAAGGGTACGCACATTGTGCGTACCCTTCGGGGTGATCAGGAGTTGTTGATCATCAACGAATCCGGCCTGTACTCGGCCATCCTTCGCAGCCGCAAGGCCTCGGCCAAGCGCTTCAAGAAGTGGGTGACCGCCGAGGTGCTGCCCAGCATCCGCAAGCACGGTGCCTACGTGATGCCCGCCGCTGAGCCAGAACAGGACAGCGTACCGATGGCTGCTCACGTGGCGGCGGATGAAATCGTCAGCGCTGGCCGGGTATTCCGCGCCCTGTACGCCACCGGTCGCAGCATGGGCATGGCACGTCGGCTGGCCGCCACCCGGGCCAACCAGGCAGCCGAGCGAGCCACCGGGGTAGACCTGGCCGCCGAGCTGGGCGCCACCAAGTGGTTGGACGGACCGGACCTGCCGGAGCCGCAACGCAAGCAGTACGAGCTGCAGCAGCATATCCGCGCACACCTGGTGGCCAATGGCTGGCCGCAGGGCTTCAGCAGCCAGCAGCTGATCGAGGCGCTGGCCTTGGTAAATGATAAAGCCACGCAAACGGCGGTCGGCCACTGCCTGGGGCTGCTGGGCTACAAGCGCACGCGCTTAGGCACTGTTGGCCGCCCCTATGCCTATGTGCTGAGTACGCTGCCGGCTACGGCCTAGATCGAGCGTTACCGAGCGCACCCGGCCTTGGCCGGGTTTCGGTGCTGGCGTTGTGATGGTAGATTCCTGCCTGCTCTAGGGAGGGATTCGCCATGGATAGATGCTTTCTTTTGCTCGTTATGTTGCTGGCGGCGGCAGATGTCAGTGCGGCAAAACTGAATAAGTGTGTGGATGAAAGCGGGCATGTGACGTTCACTCAGTCGTCATGCCCTGACGGCCAGCATGGGACGCCCATTACCGTCCAAAAGGGCGGCGCCGGTATGTCGCTCGGGCCGATTGGTTCTCCCGTTGTAAGTGAGCCGGTGAGCGCCGACAGGCCGGGTGGCGTGCAAGTCAACGTAGTTGGTGGTTCTGTTCGCGATGGTGGATCCGATCAGGAAATCCGAACTGCGATCGTGCGCCGCCAGGTGTACGCCGGTATGACGGCCAAGCAGGCGACCCAGGCCTGGGGCACGCCCGGCGAGATCAATCGTAGTTCGAGCGGTGACGATCAATGGGTCTATTATCGTAGCGCAGGCAACATGCAGTTTATCTATGTGGACCAGAACGGTTGTGTGACCGGCTGGAATTGATGCATCCCTTTTGAAGAAACCCGCTCCGGCGGGTTTTTTTTCGTCCGGAGAAAAACAATGTCCATCAAGGATCGTCTGATTCAGTTTGTCCTGCGCGGCAAGGACGAGTTGTCACCGGCTGCTGCAAAGTCCGAGGCTGCGCTTGATTCGCTGCGGCAGGAGGCCGAGCAACTGGGGCAGGCTCTGGACCAAGCCAAAGAGGCCCAGGGGCTGAACAAAGCCCTACAGCAGACCGAGCGAGCCACTACCCAGGCGCAGCGCAACCTCTCGCAAGCCGAGAATCAGGTCGAGGACCTGCGCGAGGCGTTGAACAAGACGCCGGACGCTGCAGGCCTGCAACAGTCGCTGAAGGAGGCGGAGCGCGAAGCTGCGCGCGCGCGGCGGCAGCTCAATGGGCTGACCACGCAGTTGGATGACGTGAGGTCCGCTGCCAAGGGCGCAGGTATCGACACGGACAATCTGGCAGACGAAGAGCGCCGGCTGGCCGCCGAGGTTGATAAAGCCCAGGGGGCAGTAAAAGAAAACAACCAAGCGCTGAAGGCCGCACAGCGCGAACACAACGCCGCTGCCCGCGCCGCCGCGGAACACACATCTCGCATCAACACTGCACGCGAATCCATGTCGCGGGGTGCGAAGCAGGTGCTGGCCTTCGCCGCCGCCTATGTATCGCTCAATGCCGCCTTCGGCCTGGTACAGCGCGGCCTGAACGTTGTGCGTGATGGCATCTTCGCGATGCTGAAAACCGGCGACGAGTTCGAAGGGCTCGACACGCGCATGGCCTCGCTGATGGGCAGCTTGGCCGCCGGTGAGCAGGCGACCGAGTGGATCAAGCAGTTCGCCAAGGACACGCCTCTCGTCCTGCAGGACGTTACCGAGTCCTTCGCACTGCTGAAGTCCTACGGGCTCGATCCCATGGACGGCTCCCTGCAGGCGCTGGTCGACAAGAACGAACAGCTCGGCGGCGGCATGGAGCGGCTGCAAGGCATCGTCTCTGCGGTGGGTCAGGCATGGGCGAAGGAGAAGCTGCAGACCGAGGAGATCCTGCAGCTGGTCGAACGTGGCGTGCCGGTCTGGCAGATGCTCGCGGACGTCACCGGGAAGAATGCCGCTGAACTGCAGGAACTGGCCAGCAAGGGCAAACTGGGCCGCGACGTCATCAAGCAACTGGTGGCCGAGATCGGCAAAAGCGCGGACGGTGCTGCCACGGCCAACATGCGCCGGCTCAGCGGCATCATGTCCAACCTGGCCGATACCGCCACCGACTTCTACAACCGCATCGCCAATGCCGGCGCGCTGGAGTATGTGAAGGGCCGGCTGATGGAGTTGGCCGAGACCATCGACCAGATGGACAAGGATGGCCGTCTCGATGCGCTGGCCACCTCGCTGAGCAACGCCTTCATCCAGGGCGCGCAGTGGGTCGAAAACTTCGCATCAAAGCTGCTGACGGTCGACTTCGCCAAGCTGACCACCGACAGCAGCAACTGGCTGAACAGCTTCGGTAGCCATCTTGATGCTGCTGCCCAGCGTGTCCAGCTGTTTGTCGCGCCGTTCCGCACGTTGTTCAACGGACTGACGGCGGGTCTGTCGGGATTCGCCGCGCTCATCACCGGCAAGATGAGCGACATCCTTGGTGCGGTTGTAAAGGTTGCGGAGTACCTGCCGAACATGCTCGGCGGCGAAAAGCTTCGTGCTGCGGTTGCCGATGCGCGTGGCGTGCTCGACGGGCTGACCGAGGGCTTCAGGGAGCAGGTCGAGCAGGACGGCAAAGACATCGCCGCTGCCTGGAGCACCACTACCGAAACGGTGAAAACCAAGGCCGCCGAGCAAACCGCTGCGGTCAAGCAAGAGGTCGACGACCAGTTCGAGCACATCGTCCAGCGCGTGACGGACATGAACAACGCGCTCGCCCAGATCGATGCGGCCGAGGGTGCCGCCCAGCTCAAGCAGTTGGGCGAGGAGATGTACAAGGCCTACCAGCGCGGCGACCTGAGCCAGCAGCAGTTCGCCAGCGGTATGGCGATCGTTCAAGCGCGGCTCAAAGCGCTGGGGGCTGCTGCCGGTGGTGCCGCTGGGTTCGTCTCCGATCTGGAAGACAAGCTGGGTGACCTCTCCAAGGTCCAGGCGGCTATCAGCAATGCAAAGACCGACGTTGACATCAACAACATCCGCACGGCGCTGAAGAAGCTCTACGGCGATGGGCAGATCACCGCTGCCCAGTACAACGAGGAACTGAAGAAAGCCGCTGATCGGCAGCGTGAGCTGAAGGGCGCTATCGACGATGGTGCTGCGGCGCAGGCGAAGAAGAACGACGCCGACAAGGAAGCCATCAAGACCAGCGCTGACTTGCGCGTCGAGTCCGGCAAACGCATGGAAGCCGAGCGCCGAGCCGGCGACCAGGCCATGCAGGACCGGCGGCGCGGCAGCGAGGAAGCCCAGCGCGACATGGGCGCCATGGAGGACTTCTTCGGCGGCGTGATGTCCCGCGCCCGAGAGCCCCTGGCCGCCATGAGCGATGCGGCGCTGGAGGCGTTCGACCGGCTCAATGGCCTGAGCACCGCCAACATCGAGATGGACACCAGCAGCCTGGACGCCACAACCAGCTCGCTGCGGCGGGCGACCGAAGCGCTGGATGACATGCAGGCCGCTGCAAACACTGTAGGCATGAGCGCGATTGGAAAGTGGATGACGCAGACGGCGCTGCAAAGCCAGCAGCTGCAGATCCAGTTCCTTGGGCAGAAGGCGCGCCTGCAGAGCCTGATGGAAGGCTATGAGGACGGCAGCATCACGGTGCAGCAGTTCGTTCGACGTGCCAGTTCGGCGCGACATGCGATGAGCCTGCTCAACGACTCGGACTTGCGCACGCTGGAAAGCGCGATCCAGGCCGCGAAGGACCGCATGGAGCAGATGGCCAACTCCACCCGTTCCACGCTGGAGGGCTTGCAGGACGAGCTGGACAACCTGCAAGGGCGTACCGAGGACATCGAGCGTCGTCGTTTTGCCAGCCGCCGGCGGGAGCTGGAGGCGCAGATGGCGGAAGCCAATGCCCAGGGCGACAGCCAGGCGTTGGCCAACGCCGCGCGGGCCCTTGGCATGCTTCGGCAGATCGAGTCCGAAACGGCGCAACAACGCCAGCGGGAAGAGCAGCAGAAGCGCATCGACGCCCAGCAACAGCCGCAAGGTGCTGCGCCGCAGCAGGCCGAGGCGCCTGGCAAGGTGATCCGCCTGGAGATTCCCGGCCGGCAAGCTGTCGATGTGGCCGTGCGCAGTGAGGCTGACGAAACCAAGCTGCTCGGCGTTCTCGAAAGCGCCGGGCTGAGGAGTCTGTAATGGCGTTGACCCTGGATAGCGTGGACCTGGCGGACGATCCCGACCTGGGTGGCGACCAGCTGCAATGGACTGATGAGTGGGAATGGGACCCGGTCGAGCAGGAGCAGGAGCGCAGCCTGAGCGGGGCGCTGATCATCCAGGAGGGCGTCAAGCTGTACGGGCGCCCGATCACGCTGAGCAGCAACGGCGGTGCCTGGTTCACCCTGGCCAAGGTGCGCGAACTGGAGGCGCTGGCGGCCACGGCGGGGCGGGTCATGCTGCTGACCCTGCCGACCGGCGCCACGCATCACGTCACCTGGAACCGCGCCGCAGGCCCCGCTGTGCAGGCCGCGCCGCTGTTCCGCCGGGTAGCCCCTTCACCGGACTGGCTGCACGAGCTGACCTTGCGGCTGATCACCGTGGCGCCGCCGCCCGACCCTGAACCCGAACCAGACCCCGAACCCTGACCAGCCCGCCCCGTGCGGGCTTTTTGTTGCCTGGAGATTCATGGCATGACGATCAACGTCACCGATGTGAAGCTGCTCAAGAGCCAGCGCCTGACCGATGAAGACGACGGCGGTGGCCGTGCCACCGGCAATGCCGTGGTATCCGGCGAGGTCAACAACGTATTCCCCGACATCAGCCGACTGGACCGCACCACCGGCCGCATCAACCTGCGCAAGCTGTACGGCGGGCCGATGACGCAGAACGCCGATGCCTACCTGGGCGCGCATGCCATCGTCACCCAGGCGCCGGCTGACCCGCGCGTGAGCGTGCTGCTGTTCAACACCGGCAGCCAGACCGACGAGCGCCGCGACGCCCGCAATGCCATCGAGAGCTACGTCGCGGCGGCCACCACCGCGCAATTCGATCTGCTGGGTACCCAGCTGGCCGGGCAGCGTGCAATCGCCTGCGTACAGCGCGAGGAACAGCGCGTGCCAGAGATCGGCGACGTGTACCAGCTGGTGACCGCCACTGCCGCGCAATACGTGCGCCTGACCGGTGTGGACGCCAGCCTGGAGCAGTTCACCTACGACTACGGCAACGGCAACTTCGTCAACTTCACCCGCCGTCGGCTCGATCTCTCGATCAGTGCGCCGCTGCTCAATGAATACCCGGGCGGCCAGGTCACACCGGCCGGCACCTCCGCCAACGCACTGGACGGCAAGGCCAAGGCGCGCGTGCTCAGCACCCAGGTGGCGGACGCTGCGCGCTACTACGGCATCAGCCCGCTGGCCGAGGCTGTTGCGGCCGGCTCGCTCAACCTCCGCGTGCAATCGGTGTACAGCCAGCTGGTGCCCAGCACCACCAAGGAATCGGCGCTGGTCGACGTGCTGGGCGGTTACCAGCGGCAGCTCTACCTGCCGGCCGGGCCGTCGCGCTCGGTGAACCTGACCGTGGCCGCCGGCGCGGTGGCGGGCGAGTCGCGCACCTTCCTGGGGACCGGCTGCGCGCCGGGCACCCTGAGCATCACCGCCAATGGCGGCACCTTCGCCGACGACAACAAGGGCGGCTTGCGCTTTGTGTCCGGTAGCAACTGGATCAGCACGGGACGTGTGGACTACCAGACGGGTGAGGTGACCCTGGTGCGCACCGGTACCAGCTGGGCCGGCTCGGCCACCGGCAGCTACCGCCCCGGTGCTGCAGCAACCGGCGATACCATCACCGGCGAGCTGGAGATCAGCCTGGGCAACCGTGGCTACGTGTACACGCTGAACCTGGCCGAGGCCATTCCGCGTGCCGGCACGCTGTCCGTCAGCTACATGGCGCTGGGCAAGTGGTACGAGCTGCGGGACATGGGCGACGGCCTGCTGACCGGCGAAGGGGCGGGCACCATCAGCCTGGCCACAGGCTCGGTATCGCTCACCCTCAACGCATTGCCCGATGTCGGCAGCTCGCTGATCTACAGCTACGTCAGCTCGGCGGACAACGCCATCACCCAGCGGGCCGGTGGCAGCGTGGTGCCGAAGCTGGAAGTGCGGCATACCCTGCCAGGTGGCGGCGTGCTGCCGGGCTCGGTCACCGTGACCTTCACGGCGGGTACCGAGCGCACCCTGACCGACGATGGGCAGGGTGTGCTCAGCGGTGGCGGCGGCACCGGCACCATCGCTTATGCGACGGGTGAGATCGTCATGGCGCTGGCTGCAACTCCGTCCGGCGGCATTGCCTACAGCTACCAACAGGGCGCGGTCGAGGGTGATGCGCTGGCCGTATCCAGCGATGGCAGCGGCATGGCGACCTTCACCGTTCCCGGTGCGCCGCTCAAGCCCGGTTCCGTGCGCGTGGACTGGATGACCACCCGGCGGCAGGCTGCGCCGGCCATCAACTGGCAGGTGATCGAGAGCGGCAACGCGCTGCCGATTTACGATGGCCAGCGCGACCTGGCCAACAGCGCGAACGACAACGGCAACGGTGGATGGCAGGGTGGTCGCGCCGGCACCATCAACTACAGCACCGGCCAAGTGACCCTGCAGGTCGCGCAGCTGTACGACTACGTCGAATACACCTACAGCAACGCTCGCCGCCAAGGGCAGATGGGCGCTGTGACCGAGCCGGTGCTGATCACCACGCCGGTACAGGTGCGCGAGCAGTTCGGCGGCACCTTGTCCGTGGCCGCTCAGGCAGCGGGAGTGACCACTGAGCCGCAGACCAGCAGCCAGGCCCAACCGCCGATCACCGTAGAGCTGCTGCCTGGCGTGGCCGAGGCCATCGTGCCGGGCTCGCTGCTGTTCAGCTGGAACGGCGCGTTGTACACCGACCGCAGCGGCATCCTGTATCGGGACGTGGCCAGCAACACCAACGGCGGCACCGCCGTGGGCAGTGTCGACTACGTATCAGGGGTTGCCACGCTGAACAGCTACGCCGGCAACGCCACGGGTGCGGTCGTGCTGCTGGCCTGCCTGACGGCCTCGGCCGGGTTCAGCGTCACCGGGGCGACGTTCCGCACGCCGGGCGCGCCCCTGCGCGAAGGCAGCATGCAGGTGACCGTGGTGCGCACGGATACCGCTGCGATCGTAACCGCCGCCTCGAACCTCAATGGCGAGTTCAGCAGCGGCATCGTGCACGGCACTGTCGATGCGGCCACGGGTATCGCCCGCCTGCGCTTCACCTCCAACCCGGCCGATGATTCGGGGGCCAGCGACGTGCCGGTGATTCCGCTACTGCTGCGTTACAACGCGGTGGTGCAGACCCGCCTGCCGCTCGATGCCGGGCTGTTGGGCCTCGACCCGGTACGGCTGCCGGCTGATGGGCGTGTGCCGATCTACCGCGACGGCGATGTGCTGGTGATCCATCACACCGCCGAGACGCTGGTGGCCTCGCCGGCGGCGGGCGGCACCCTGCAATTGGAGCGTGACCAGCAGGCCGAGATCGAGGTGGTCGATGGGGCCGGCACCGTGCTGCGCGCCGAATCCTATTCGGCCGATCGCGCAAACGGCACCGTGACCTGGGGCAACCCTCTGGTGCTGCAGGACGCCGAAGGCAACCCGCTGGGCCTGCCCTTGATCGTGCGAGACAGGGTGGAGCACATGGCGATGGTGACCGAGGTGCAGATCACCGGCGAGTTGGGCATCAGTTCGCCGCTGCCCTGGGATCTACCGGCCGGGGAGGCGCAAGTCTCCAGCGCGGTGGCATGGGGCGATCTGCAATCGCGCATTCACACCTGGTTCACCCAGCAGACCTGGAGCCAGGGCGCGCCGAACTGGACGGACGCACCCATCGGCAACACCACCACGGCGCAGTACAACAGCCTGAGCTACCCGCCGATTATCACCAATGCCGGCGGCATCTCGGGCAAGTGGGCGCTGGTGTTCACCAGTGCCTCCGCGTTCAACGTGGTGGAAGAGCAGCTGGGCGTGATCAGCACCGGCAACACCTCGACCGACTGCGCGCCTATCAACGCCCTGACCGGCGAGCCGTACTTCACGATCCGGCGGGACGGCTGGGGGAGTGGCTGGGCCGCGGGCAATGCGGTGCGCTTCAACACCGACTCGGCGTTGGGGCCGATGTGGGCCATCCGTACCGTGATCAGTGGGCAGGGCACGGTAGACGATGACAAGTTCGAATTGCTGGTAAGGGGAGATGCGGACTGATGGCTATTGTTTACAAGCATGACGACCCTGGGGCGCCCGCATACTCATTCTCTGTAACAGCTAGCTCCGTTCTGCACTTTGCGGCGCTGAAGGCCGTGCTCAGGGCGTGCCTTGTGGATGGGTACGGTAGTAAAGCGGCTGCAGGTTGGGAGCTAATTGAGGAGGGTGACTACCACATCGTTCTGCAGCCGTCGACGGCATCCGGCGTGTTCATTCTGCACAGGGCCGCTACCTCCGAACTGGCGACGGCATATGTCGCAGCTAACTTCCAGGGCTTAGACGGTAGTGGTTTGCCTATTGGTGACGGGTTAAAAACAGGAGTTGCTGCGAATAACTTGGCACCGCAGCGCATCGGGACGAGTTTCTTCGTGCGTAACGCCGCCTACCATTCTTGGGCCGTGGTTGCAGACGACAAGACGTTCATCCTGAACCAAGGATGCTATGTCAATAACTTCGTGTTTGAGAGTAGTTCATCAGCAACTGATCAGGCGTGTGTAGCGCTTTACGCTGGAGAGGATTCGGAGGGGAATTTCATCTCCGTTGGTGGGAACAACTCAACCCAGGGTACATCCCATAGCAGTCATGCGCAGGCGACTTTTGGGCATGGCGGGGTTAGCACTCTGACGTACCCTTCTACTGGTTTGCTTGTAGGCTCAGGCGCCGCTGTTGTGTGGATGCCGCTTGGTGTCATGCGTTCTCAGGCGCCCCCGAATCGTTATACGCCCTCGCCGCTACCTGACTTCACTGAAGCAAAGCTTTGCAAGGTGCCATGGTTCGAGGCGGGTATTCAGGCAGGCTATCTGCGGGGCGTGTGCGTCATACCGGAGGATTACGACCTTTTCCCGACACAGTTGGCGCAGGCGCTTGGGAGATCTTCCGCCGATGGAGTGACTGTGTCCAACGCGCACCAGTCCCTCGCTTTCGGTGACGCATATCAGTATTTGCCTGGGCTGCAGTCCTATTACTCACGGTCTCGTTTGATAACCGACAACCCGGATTTTTGGTAATGGCTACTTACCTGCCTCCTACTTCCGTTCCCATACCCCGTCCATCCGCTCCTAGAGCAGGCATAGGCTTCAGGCTGCTACGAGACGGGGTGGTGACCTCAGGTTATAAACGCGTGCTGATGTACCGCGATTGGGCATCTGTGCATCAACTGTGTCAGGTGTTTGACACTTCAGATGGTGAGTTCACCGCCGTTCGAAACCTCGCGTTGGCCACGCTACTCGATCAGGGTGAGTGGCTAATTGCCGGGGTAGATGACATGCCGCCACGTCGGACCCGTGCTGCTTACCTCTCGTTTTCGGAGTCTGGTGTTTACACCTTCAACATCACCTCGGGCGAGGGCGGTGGCCAGCAGGGCGATCCCGGTCGCGTGGCGGGCCTCGTCCGCGTCGAGCGGTTGCCGGCGAACCGCGAGGTCGTACTGGTCGAGCGGCCTGCGGATGGTGAGTGGCGCTTGGCGGGCTACGGCCCCACGCCCGGAGGCAGTGGTGACCTCGACGTGCGGGTGGTGGGCGGCGATGTCTATGCCATTGGGGTGGATGACTACGGCGTGGCGTTCGTGCCGGATCTCGCGGTTCAGGTCGGCCAGCGCATTCGCCCGACACAGTACGCCGGTTGGGTGTATGAGGTCACCGAGGCTGGGCAGTTGCCTGCTGCCGAGCCGGTGTGGTGGGCGGCGCAGGGCGAGAACCCCTCGCAACCGCTTGGCTCGGCCCGGGCGATCGCGCGGCGTTACTTCCAGCCCATTGCGCATGGTCCCGTTCCTGTTGAGGTGATCTGATGCTGAACGTATCCATCAGCAGCGGCTGGCGTCGTGCCGTGCGTGCGGATCGGCGCGCAGCGGCATTGCCCTGGGATGCCCTGCAGCGGCTGGACCGGGCTGGCTCGGTACGCTGGCGAATTGCCGGTCCGGCCGACAGCCGGCCAGCGACCGCGCCGTGGAGCCGGGTATCGACACGGGATGTTGGGACAGTGGGGGCATGGCAACCGGCAGGCCCGCAGGATCGTCCGGCCGATGCGATGCGCTGGGCCAGCGTGCCGGTGAAGGATGCCTGGCTGTCGTCGGGCTGGAATCACAGCATTCGCGCCGTGGATGTGCGCCTACGGCTGATCTACACCCCGAAGCCGGCCCGCAAGGATGCGACCGTTGCGGCTGGCCATCGGCGCGTCAATGAGTTCGGCCCGCGCTACAACGCCGCGACCGCCCTGCAGGACAGCCTCTACGTGCCCGGCAGCGGGGCGCTGGTGTTCGAGTTCGGCGGCCGGCCGTACTTCCCCAGCACGTCGCCCAGCGTCTTCTTCGACTTCCGCTACGTGCCGGCGACGCCTGCGATTCAGCCGACCGACATGCGGCCGGCGAAGGTGCGCTGGCAATCGGCGCGACGCCTGAGCCTGAGCAGCACGCTGCCTTGGGGCAAAGCACGGCAGGTCGACGGCGCGCTGACCGACATGCCCTATGTCGATTACCCCGGCCCGGTGAAGCCGTTACCGGAGCCGCCACCCGGCCCCGAGATTCTGGATACCTACATGATCGCCAACACCGTCAACCTGGTGGTGCTACCCAGCCGTACGCCGATCGAGGCGAAGAACGTGCGGGTGGCGTTGGATGCTGACTCGTTCAGCTGGAGCTTCAGCGCGGACATCTTCACCCAGGCCGCCCTCGACCTGGTGCGCCCTGATGCCGACGGCGCCAAGACGGTCGAGCTGGATATCAACGGCTGGAAATGGGTGCTGCTTGTCGAGCGCTACAGCCGGCAGCTGCGTTTCCCGGCGGAGGCCTACAGCATCAACGGGGCAACCCGCCCGCAGCTGCTGGCCGCCCCCTATGCGCCGTTGCGCACCAGCCTGAACAACACACCGATCAACGCCGCCCAGGCGGCCGAGGCTGAGTTGCTGAACACGGGGTTCACCCTGGCTTGGCAGGCGACCGACTGGACACTCCCGGCCGGTGCCTTCAGCTACCAGAGCCAGACCGCCATGCAGGTGATCGCCCGGCTCGCCGAAACGGTGGGCGGGGTAGTGCGCCCCACGCGAAATGCGGATGCGCTGGAGGTGGTGCCACGTTACCCAGCGCCGCCCTGGGCTTGGGAAGATGTCGACACGCCGATCAGCCGCATCATTCCGCTAGCGATGATGACCGAACTGGGCGGCGAGTGGACACCGCAACCGGCTTGGAACGCCTGTTACACCTCGGGCACGTCGCACGGCGTGAGCATGCTCGTCCGCCGCGCGGGTACCGCTGGCGACAATCCGACACCGGACGTGTTCGAGGACTGGCTGACCGACCAGCCGGCCAACCAGGCGCGAGGCATTCACGAGCTCAGCAAGGGCGGCAACATCGAGATCGTCAGCTTCACCATCCCGCTGTTCCCGGCCAACGATGACCACGGCGTCGGCCTGGTGCTGCCGGCGCAGCTTTGCCGCGTGCCGGAGTCTTCCGGCGCCTGGGTGGGGCTGTGCCTGGCGGTGGATATCAGCGCTGAGGGCACCGGCGCGGTGCGGGTGAAACAGCAGATCAAACTGGAGCGGCACCACTGATGGCGACGACAAACCCCTGGAAGCGCTTCATCGGCCTGTTGCCCGGCGGTGTGCGCACGGTCGCAACGGTGCGCAGCATCGATTCCACCTCAGGCATCAGCGAGGTGGAGCTGCGCACCGGCACCCGCATCACCGTGCGCGGCATCGACGTGCCGGTAAGCAGCAAGGCCTACATCGCAGACGGCACGATCACCGGCCCCGCGCCGGAGCTGCCGCATTTTGATGTGGATGTGTGATTGCTAGACCCGCCAGGCTATTTGTCTGTGTTATCCAAAAGGATGGTATTCGAGCTCATTTGCACTTTTGGACCATTTTCGAAGTTCTTCCACATAACGCAGCCAGCGCCGTGCTTGGATTGGACATCAGGTATGAAATGAACGCCATCCCATCCTTCCTGGTGCGCCCGTTCGAAAAACCATGAGCGAACTGCCTTCGAGATTCGTTGCGCGCTCTGCCCTGAATCCTGATTGTAAAGTTCCAAGACGCGGTCACCAGGGCACAGCACGTTAGGAGTCTTCGGGGAGCGTTCGTTTGCATCTGGAAACTTAAAGTGGGGCACAGTTTTCACTCCGTTCTGTAGTTGGGCATTCTCGCCTGGCCGTGAATGAACTTATCAATCTGTCTTGATGATGTCTATTTGATATCTCACGCCGCCCCGCTCTGCGGGTTTTTTTTTGCCTGGAGAAAGCTATGACCGAAACGCTCGGACAGAAGCAACGCCGCTTTACTCGCCTGGTCGGCCTGCTGATCGAGTACGCCTACCAAGAGGGATACGAACTGACGTTCGGCGATGCCTACCGTGACCCGCGTGTGCACGGTGCGGTTGGCGAGAAGAAGTCCTACAGCTCGGCCGGATCGCTGCACAAGGAGCGGCTGGCTGTGGACTTCAACCTGTTCAAGGATGGCCAGTATCTGACGCGCAGCGAAGACTACGCGCCCCTCGGCGAATACTGGGAAAGCCTGGGTGGCACCTGGGGCGGGCGGTTCAATGATGGCAACCACTTCAGCCTTGAGCATGGTGGCCGGAAATGACCGCCTGGCTGAAGCAATACAAGCTGATCGCCAGCGGCGCAGCTGTGCTTGTGCTCATGGCGCTTTCCGCCGCCATTGCCTGGCAGTGGCAGGCCAACAGTTACGGCGCGCTGCTAGCTGAGCAGGGCAAGGCGCATGAGACCCAGCTGCGCCTTACGGCCGAGGCCAACGCCGCGGTGATCCTCAAACAACAGACCGATCGCCTGGTGCTGGAAGCGCGCCTCGCGACCCTCGACACAACCTCGACCGAGAAACTGACCCATGCACAAACTGAAAATGACCGCCTGCGCAGCGAGTATTCTGCTGTTGATGATGAGCGCCGCCGGCTGCGCATCGAGGTCCGCGTCGCCCGGGCCGACGCCATCGTGTCCGCCGCCACCGGCTCCAGCAGCCTGGGCGATGCAACCAGCGTCGAACTCAGTACAGCAGCTGGATCAGCTGTTTGGGATATCCGCGGCGGAATGATCAGCGATCGGGCGAAGCTGGAGTATCTGCAGGAGTGGGCGAGGGCGGTGCGGGCTGGCGAGTAGGAAGTCACAGCACGCCTTCGCCTCCCGCTGTATGGTGAGGTGACCCAATCAAGGAGGATATATGGGAGATCTCATCATCAATCGCAAGCCAGGCCAGCGGATATTCCTGTCGCCAGAAACCGAAGCGGATGCGGCCGAGCTGTATCGTCAGCTCACAGAGGAGGGCATCTGGCTTGAGCTGTATCACAGTCGAACGCCCGGCCAGATCGTGGTTTGCATCACTGCGCCGCCCGCGGTCAATGTGGCGCGGGAGGAGCTGCTGCAAGCGAACGATGGGCGCAGCTAACCCCTTCACCGTGGACGATAGGGGTATGATGCGGCGCTTTGCTTGGGGGATTTATGCTGCTGTTACGCATGAAAGGCGGAGTGACATACACGCTCGATCGCCAGGTCGGTAACTCAGGCAAGCATGGTATTTGGGAATTCCATCGATCCGCCTGCTCCTTCATGAGTCCCCCGGACTATACCCCGTACCGTCACGCCGCCATCTCGCCGGCCGAGCCGAAGGTTGGCGCGACGGTGCAGATGGCGATTTGCAAACCGAACGCTCCAGAGTCGGACTGGATACCCATCGGTGAAGGTGTTGTCGCTTTCGATACTGCGAGCCAGTGATGTCGTGGCGCGGGCCTAACTCCGCCACCTGAACCGGTCCGGCGTCTCGCGCACGAACCCTTGGCCTTCGCATTCCGCACAGTCCTCTCGCTTGCTGAACGAGTCATCGCAGGCGGGGCAAGGCATGAAGATGGACACGCTGGCTCGCGTTGAGAGTGCTGCATGCCGCTCCGTGTCGCCTTCTTCCTTGGCCAGCTGGATTGCATCGAGGGCGGCCCGGTACAGGTCCGGGTCGTCGATGGTGCGCAATTCTATGCCTCGAATCATGCGCGACACCTCGACCAGCTCATACTCGCCGGTCGGCGTGATGCAACGTTTCCCATCTATGCGTCCGATCGATTCCTCGCTTCGATTGAGCAGCTCCAGGCCAATGTCCGTGTGCGTCACCCTCGCGTCTATGTGGGAGGCGTTCAAGCGCTCCCCGGGCGGTTTCCAGTTAAAGGCGGAGCCCGACAGGTACCCTAGCGCCGGGCCGTCGCGTACCAGCACGTAAGAGCCAGAGCGCAGGAAGTAACGGTGACGGACTATCTGCTCTTCGATCTCGTGTGAATACGCAGACTCCGCAAGCTCGAGCAGATCGAAGTGTTCCAGGGGATCGATAATGCCCGCTCGAAGCATGTCGTCCGCGGCCTCGATAAGGTTTTCCCGATAGAGCCGGGGAAGGTCACGGCGTTCTGATGCGTCGTCCAGCATGCGATGCCAGCGCTCGACGGTCATGCTGGTGTGGTGAGTGAAGGAAATGTCGCGGCCCATGGTCTGCTCTGATGCTGTATATGCGTACAGTATCAGGCTGGCCGAAAACCCATCCAGCGCTTGCTGATCGACGGCTATAGCACCGGATTGCTGATGCGCTCGGTCAGGTGTGCGCCTTCGTTGCGGACGTTGCCGGCCGCCCGATCCACTGGATACCAGTCGAACTCCTCGACGCCTAGGCCATGCTCAAGCGCGATGTCTTCCGCCTCGTTTGGACCTAGCTCTGGATCTAACCAGTGCAGGGCGCATTCAGGCGATAGCACGAGTGGACGGCGGTCGTGAATGTCCAGCATGCCGGCGCCGCTGGACGATGTGATGATCACGAAGCCGTCTCCGTCGCGGGGCTCGCCCATGCCGCCTCGCTGGAACTGGCCCAGGGCAGCGAAGAACATCGGCGCGTTCGTTCGCAGCTTGATCAGATAGGGCTGCTTGATCTTCGGATTCGCCTCGTCCTTCTTCCATTCGTACCAGCCATCGGCCGGCACAATTGCCCGGCCTGTCTTCCAGATATCGCGGAAGAACTTGGACGTGGCGGCGGTCTCTACCCTGGCGTTGATCGCCGGCGGTCTTTTCCCTTGCGCCCAGAACGGGGCATATCCCCACCGCACGTCTTCCATGCGTAGCCCGTCTTCGTCCTGGTGCAGCAGCTGAACCATCGACTGCGGCGGCACGTTGTAACGGCCGATCGGCTCAGGGCTCAATCCGCCGATGGGTATCTGTCCGAGAGCTTCCGCATATTCGATTGGGTACCGGTACTGCGTTATGCGTCCACACATGAAGGGTGCCTCGTGCCAATGTCTTTTCAGTCAGAGGTCGCGGGCGCGAGCTCGTTCGATCCGCGCGGGTTTTGGGTATGCACGGTATAGTGATAATGTACCGAACAGCCTGGGTATCCCCTGCCCAGGCCAGTTAACGAGATCTCTTGTGAAAATCAGCGACTCCCTCCTGATGCGAGTGATTAAAGCGCACGCCCGTTGGCGATGGCGTGCCTGACTCATTGCTCCGAAGACTGCATTGCTTCGATGCTCAGCCCAGCAATAAAAATAGCGGGTACTTGAGCGGGTATCAGAATCGAGTGATTGCAGGAAAGTCTTTGTATATCAATAGGTTGGTGTGATTATGTTGCTGATGCTCGATAACTACGATTCCTTTACCTATAACGTCGTGCAGTATCTCGGCGAGCTCGGTGCCGAGGTCAAGGTGGTGCGCAACGACGAACTCAGCGTGGCCGAGATCGAGGCGCTTAACCCCGAACGCATCGTGGTGTCTCCTGGGCCCTGCACGCCGAACGAGGCGGGGGTGTCGCTCGATGTGATCCGCCACTTCGCCGGCAAGCTGCCGATTCTGGGCGTCTGCCTCGGCCATCAGAGCATCGGCCAGGCGTTCGGTGGCGATGTGGTGCGGGCGCGCCAGGTGATGCATGGCAAGACCAGTCCGGTCTTTCATGAAAATACAGGCGTCTTTGCCGGCTTGAACAACCCGCTGACGGTCACCCGCTATCACTCCCTGGTGGTGCGGCGTGAAACACTTCCCGAATGCCTGGAAGTCACCGCCTGGACATGCCGGGAAGATCGGAGCGTCGACGAGATCATGGGCTTGCGGCACCGCACGCTGAACGTCGAAGGCGTGCAGTTCCATCCCGAGTCCATCCTCACCGAGCAGGGGCATGAACTGTTCGCCAACTTCCTGAAGCAGACCGGAGGCGTGCGCTAA